AATTAAAATCGGCTTGACATTGATAGGAATATTAACTATAATGTCTTTTGTATATAATTTGCTTTATCCTGAAGTGCTGGCTCCGTATTATATACAAATGATGACACTCGGAGCCTTGTAAACAATTCACAAAAGAGGAATATCCTAATGAAAGATCGCTTTGACTTGGAACAAGACATCATGTATTGTCGCAACATTATCGATGATATTGATATGTTGTATGAGAACGTATGTGATAAGTTTGACATGCCTGCCGAGACAGTTGATCGTATTGCAAACATTCTGCTAGGAATGAAAGAGCTTTATGAGATGCGTTTTGATCGTCTTGAAGATACGTTTTGTCAAGCATATCAACTAAACGAATATCATACCCCAGAAGAAACCGAAGAAACAGTATGGACGGGTGTAGATCCTTCATACCAAGAATATCCGGAATCAAATTCCGACTATACAGTGAACGTCTCTTATGACTTCAATGACGGAACGTGGGATACAACAAACGCTGTAAAGTTTACTATGGACTCAGGTGATGTTGATCTCTGGAATACACATAACGACATTGTCACGGGTGGTTATACTACCGACGACGGGCAATTAAGTTTGAAGTTTAAATCGTGAAAAAATACGATACCCTATACGCTGCTGGATGCAGTTTTACATGGCACCGTCCTTTAAGTCTTGAGAAAACATGGCCGTATTACCTCCAGCGGCGTATGGGTATCAAAAATCTTGTTAACAACGGCCACGGTGGGGGATCTAATTATACAATCTTTCGTAAAACAGAAGAATACTTTCGAACAAAAAACCCATCAAATGCTTTAGCAGTTATTCAACTTACAAATCCTCTGCGTTTTGAAACATATGATGAAGTAGAAGCAAAATGGATTGATCATATACCAACACATTCAAGAACATATGATGAAAAAAACTGGATTGATCATATAACAGATCGGCTAATGAAAAATAATGATGATACTCCTCCACATAAGAAACTGGCAATACAGCTGATGGAGGCTCGTATACCTGTATGGAACGAAACATATGAGTTTTATACCTATCTCCAACAAATATACGCTATAGATGCTATCTTTAAAAAATACGGTGTAGATGTATATTATATGAACTACAATACATTCAAATATTTCTCAACACAAAGAACAAAGATTCTTTCAGACTCTTTTAATTGGATTGCAGGTGATTATGATTCAGGAAATATTATGGTAGTTGGTGATTTTTTTGATCCTAAAAGCAGCATTCCAGGTGGATTGAGGAAGGGTTTATATATTAGCGAAACTGATCATCATCCTAACAGTGCTGGTAATAATCAATTATCAAAATTTATTTTTGAGTGGATCAAAGATAACCCCCTATAATAGGGGGCTATCGATAAGGTTACTTCTTCGAGGAACCTTTAGAAACTTTACCCCCTCCTGGGATATCGTTTCTTTTTTTGTTTTTAGCTCTAAAACCCTGTAGAACAAAAAATGCTCCTAAGGCTAAAACTACTACGATTACTAATTCCATGTGGTACCTCCTTGTACTTAGTCTTCGTTATTTAATGGGTTATCAAGAATGCGCTCAATTTTCTCATCAAGCTCTTTTCTAACCCCCCTAACTTCGGCTTCGATTTCTCTTAGCCCGTCGTTAACTCTTTGTTCAAGTTCGTATACTGTATTTCTTACGTCCCTTTGGGTATCAGCAGATGTGCTATCTACTGTTCTTGCTAAACTCTCAACGCTACGAATACGATCATTCATATCGTCAAGTTCTTTTGCATACTGTTCATTAAGTAGTGTAATCTCTGTATTGATAACTTCAAGTTTTTGTTCGATGCCAGATAGATCTGGCTCAACATAATTCACAATCGCTTCTTCAGCATCTAAAAGTCTTTGATAAACTTCAAAGCCTCCCCATAATGCGCCTGCAAGTGTGCCTATCAAAGGAAGTATAAGAAGCATTTTACTGCCAGATACTTTCATATCTCCAATTTCTATTTCTGCCACTTTGTTCTCCTTTAGTCGTATTGTAAGTCTACTAGTGCCTTATGTTTTGCATCACTGCCTAGTAGTAGGTTAATATTTCTCCTCATATTATCGTGAACTGCCTTACCTTTGTATATGCCTCTATCTACATACCAGGCTTGGTTGTCAGTTAAAACTGTATTATACTGGCCAAAATTTGGATTGTAGCCCATTATAACCAGTGTCAGTCTCTGATCGGTATCAAAACCACCGTCATCTTGGTTAGATTCCACGTTCTCTTTTAACGTTTCCTCTATTTCTTCTTGTGACATGCTTGATAGTGCCTGTTCTGCCCTTGCCATTTGCTTTTGCTCTTGGGGAGCAGGCGGTGCAACATCAAATTTGCCAAAATCTGGTTGTACCCCACTTAGGAATTGCCCCAAACTTTGTCCAGTTGCCAAAGATTCTGTTAAATCGTTTTCAAATTGTACTGTTTGTTCATTAAATGTAAGGCTCTCTACTGTTTCTTCAACAGTTTCGCCACTCTCACTTTGTAGGCTAGTATCAGAAACACTGATTTCTGAGGTTTCCTCTCCTGCAAGTAGTGTGCTAGTACTCTCATTTTCATTTTGTTCAGTTTCTACACTAAAATCAACATTTTCAACGCCAATTTCAGGTGTTCCGTCGCCAAAATCCTCTGTTTCTTGAGCAGAATTTGTATTACCCTGTGCTTGTTGTACTGTCTCAGCAATTACCTCTGTCACAATAGCCAATAAACGTGTTTGTTTTTCTGTTCGTATTGTTCTTTTTTCATCCTCGTTACTAACTGCTATTTCTTCTACTGATTCAATTTCTTCGGATATGGGTAATTCTTCTTCTATAATACTCACTTCCTCTTCCACCTGTGTAATTTCTTCTTCAAAATACACATCCTCTACTACAGGCTCTTCAAAAATTTCTTCAAAAACATCTGTTGGTGACTCTTCTTGTAACACCATCTCCTCTACAAAAATTTCTTCTTCAACCGCAGCTACTTCTACTACTGGTTCTACAATAGTTTCTTCTACTGCATTTAAAACTTCTGGTGTAGTAAAGTCTGGAATGCCGTCATCTACAAAATCCTCTTCTCCAGTATAAGTTTCAGTGAACGTTTCTTCTTGGTAACCAAAGTCCTCTTCCTCTGTTATACTTTCTTCTATAATTGTTTCTGTTTGTTCGTTTGCCATTTGTATTGCTAATGCTTCTTCATAACCGTCACAACCAGTGTCATACAAAGGATCTGCCGAACAAGCCTCAGCAAATAATAAAGCATCGTATGCTACTTGATAACCTGGACACGCTTGATCGTAAAGAGGATTTAAATCACACTGTTGATTGAAGTATGCTTGTTCATATCCTGGACAACCACTGTCATACAAAGGATCTAATCCACAAGAATAGTTGTAAAACGCTTCTTCGTAACCTGGACAGCCACTATCATACAAAGGATCTTCTGTACATTGTTGTGCGTAATATGCTTCTTCATATCCCGGACAACCACTGTCATACAACGGCGAGTTTTGACACTGCTGGTTGTAGTATGCTTGTTCGTATCCAGGACAACCAGGATCATACAAAGAGTCTATACTACATTGTTGATCATAGTATGCTTGTTCGTATCCAGGACAGCCTGTGTCATATAAAGGATCTACATCACATTGTTGAGAGTAATAAGCGTCATCATATCCTTCACACGATGGATCGTTTAGTGGGTTACTGCAATCAGGTCCAGCAGGAGCTGAATCGTAACCACCGTCTTGCCCCCACCATGCATAACCAAAGTTGGTTGTAGCATCTGTAAAGTTAGTGACGTGTTGTGTTGTCATGCCACCTTCGTTGGCAGTCTTATAAAACAATTCGTTTACTTCATCATAAACATTTCCACTTTGACTCGTTGTGTCTCCAGTGAAACCGATCCAAACATCGTGGTTTGTTATGTTCACATTTGCGTATTGAAAGTCAAAAGAACCATCAGGCCATAGCTGAACACCAAATGTGTTTAAATTTTCTGGGTCATAAAATTCAGCAATATTGCGCCACTCAAACCATGTACCACCTTCTCCTGTTTCATAAAAGTAACCCGAGTCTGGTACTGAAGTGATATGAATCAAGTCAGTCCACAGAGGAGCAAGCATGTAACTAAAACTGTTTCCAGCATAGTTATAACCAGAAGGGTTAAAACCACTACAGCACCCGTCGTTGTAAGTGCTAGGATTTCCGAACTGAGATACAGGATCGTATAATAGAATAAAACCGTTACTAGACATCCAGGCATCAGTAAAGATTCCACCGTAATATGGAAAGACGTGACCAAGTTGAATATGAACGGTGCCGTCATCGACACCATTCATTACTTGAGTTTCTTCTGCTTGTAAACTATAGGGCAAGAAGCAGCAAGCCAATACCGCCAGCCACTTTAAGCATGTTTTCCAAAACATTTGATTTCTTCTCCTCGCCTTCTATTAAAACTTCGTCTAAAGCATTGTCAGGAATTAACTCTGGATTTTCTTGCCAAGCGGCCAACGCATCGGCTCCAATTTTTCCTTCAAATGGACATGGTGTTCCTGCCATCATCATTGCTTTCCAAACTCTTTCATCTTGACACATTGTTGATACGGCTGCTACACGCATTCCCATATCATATAATGTTTTACTAAGTTTAATTCTTTCACAGTTCATATCTCTTACAGATTTTCCTGCTGATAAACCCAGTATTTGAGTTTGTATTGCACCACTCACACCAGTCGTACACAAATCCTGTGAATACGAACTGCCTATGCTTGGAGCAATTGCACTTGGAGGGGGAGATTCAATCTTTTGATTGATATTTTGTGTTTGTACAGACTCACTTCTAGACTCGTTTATGTTTCTATTTGTGTTGTCTGTTGTAACATTAGATTCTGATTCACTATAATTGTTATTAGTATTATTACTAGTACTATTTGAATTAGACTCATTAATATTAGTATTTGTATTATTACTAGTACTATTAGAGTTTATGTTGGAATTGTTGTTATTTGTATTAGTATTATTACTAGTACTATTCACCGTTGTATTGTTGGTGTTCGTATTATTGTTAGTATTAGTATTATTACTAGTGCTATTAACAGTGGTGTTATTGTTGTTCGTGTTTGTATTGTTACTAGTACTGTTAATATTAGTATTGTTATTATTGTTGTTAGTATTAGTTGACGTACTAGTACTGGTTGTGTTATTATTGTTAGTATTGGTATTGTTACTAGTACTATTCACCGTCGTATTGTTGGTGTTAGTGTTATTATTAGTGTTTGTATTAGTGTTGTTACTAGTAGAGTTTGTAGTGGTATTATTAGTCGTGTTTACATTAGTTGTCGTGTTACCACTTTCAGCGTCTTGTGCTTGGACACCAGATCCCATTAATATAAGTACCGCTGCTACCATTGGAGCAATCTTATTTAACATGTTGTTTTCCTTTGATTTAATTAGTTTTTTTCACCCCCAAAAAATGCTTGACATTCGTAACAATACATGTTAAAGTATACATCTTATTTATAAGAACTATTGACTCGTTTTAGTTAAATTGGTCGGTATTTCTTTAGTTGAACTCTTATAAATCTCTATGAGAGAGAAGGAAGGATAATAATGGCTTACATGAACTTTTCCGGCTCACTACGTTATGACGCACACGGAAGAAAGCGCCGTAAGAAAAAATTTAAAGAAAACACACAGGTGTTTGCTAAACCAACAACCAGGACGTTTACAGAGCTAAAACCCTCACCTTCATATCGCGGAGATGATCATAGAGAAAAATATCCTTCTATGATGGAGCGACAAATTGCCGAAGGAACCTTCACACAAAATGGAGGCAACGGCACAAAAAAAGAACCAATGAAATATACTGGAACCCTTATCAAAGGTATCGCTACAATGCACAAGAGCAACGCGGTGCCTGTTATTGATGAACAACATGCGAAAGATATCGCAAGAATGAGGCGAGGATGATGAATAAACTACACTGGACAACCTTAATAGCAGAAAAAATACTTTTAGCGATTATTGGTATTGCAACCTTTGTTGCTGCGGGACAGTATGTTTACAATATGGTCCTAAGTCAGCATGTAGCACTTGCTGATTTGTTCATGATGTTTATTTACGCTGAGGTTATTGGTATGGTTGGTGCTTTTTACAGTACTAGCAGAATACCTGTTACATTGCCAATTATTATTGCTGTGACAGCTTTATGTAGACTAATCGTGCTACACTCTAAAGAAATGGAACCATTGACTCTTGTTGCAGAGTCGGGTGCTATTTTTATACTTTCAGGTGCGGCATATATAATGAGTTTAAAAGATAAACTAAGCCTTGAGAAGCTTAGAAAAGGAGAAGAAAATGAGTATTAAAATTAGAAAATTGGAATATTTGGAAGGTCCGTATGCTGACGCTATTAATGAAAAATGCACAGACGGTGTTGTGTTGAAAAGAAAAACTGTCATTATTAAAAACAAAAACGGTTATTTGGTGGAGGAAACACATACAAGGTGTTATAACACTGAAACTGGTGACTATAATGATACTAGCACAATTTCCCCTATTATAAAAGTGGATGAGTAATGGCATGGCACCCAACGAATTTTCTAAGGAAGAGTTAGAAAAAAGCAAACGAATTCAAAAAAGCCAAACACCAAAAGGAACAGTAGACTGGTATATTAAGTGGATATCTAGTATTGCTGTTCTTTTTGCTGTTGCTATTCGAAGCTCAAACGTACCCGAACTTCACCTGTATGATGTGTTTTTAAGTTGGGTTGGTGCAGTGGGTTGGTTTGTTGTTGGTTTTATGTGGAAAGATAGAGCACTTGTCTTGCTAAACGGCGTTATTGGTATTATGTTGTTTGGCTCATTACTACGAACAATTTTTGGAGCATGAAATGGTTATTAGGCCCGAAAGAGTTTCCCTTTGGTTCGATTATGTGCGATACCAAAATCATTTAAGTCAAAGATTCTCAGACTGTTTTTTCCCTTCTCAATTAAAGTCAAAAGATTGGCTTATCACTCAAACGAGATTTTACTTGCCAGACATAATTACTGGTCAAGTGGTTATTTTTGGAGGTTGGTACGGAATACTAGCAGGACTTTTTAGAGATAACAAAATGTGTAATGACATTGTTACAGTTGACAAAGATCCTGAGTGTGTTAAAGTTGTTAAACAAGTAACCACAAAACAAGATAAAATTTTCCCTGTTACATGCGATATGGTTGATTATGAATATATCGCTCGTCCTGGTCTTGTAATTAATACAAGCTGCGAACACATCACACAAGAAGAATACGATAAATGGTATAATAATATTCCCATAAATACTTACTATATCCTACAAAGTAATAATTTTGCTTTAGAAGAACACGTTAGAACCGCAGACAGCATTGAAGAGTTTGTGGAGCAATCTAAAGTATTGCCTTTCTATAGTGGAACACTTGATTTGGGTGAGATGAAAAGATTTATGATTATTGGAAGAAAGAATGGCTAAAAAAGAATATGAATCTGATGTTGATGGTATTAAACAAAGAACTGCTAAACTTGAAAAAGAGTTTAGCCCAACTTTTTGTTTAGCAAAATGGCATCATACCTCAATTTACATGTATTCGGGGCAAACACATAGTTGTTACCATCCTCGCCCTCATGATATCTCAGTAGAAGATATTAAAATAAACCCAGCAGCACTACACAATACAAGACAGAAGAAGAAAGAACGAGCAGAAATGCTTGTTGGTGAAAAACCTGATGGTTGTAAGTATTGTTGGAATGTTGAAAGTTTAGATACTCCCGAAACACCTTACGAACAACAACATATTAGCGATAGAAAAATTCGTAACTCTAGTATCTACACACCAGAACGTGTAGAAGAGATTAAAAACATGCCTTGGGATTATGACGTTAATCCCGAATATATTGAAGTTGCTTTTCACAATGAATGTAACTTTAAATGTGGCTATTGCCACCCTGCTGTAAGTACGAGCTTTTATAATGAGATTAAAAAGTTTGGTCCTTACAATATGGTTAAAAATCATGCCTTAGATATTGATTATATTGAAAAAAGTTCTCTTTTGTCATCATTAAAAGACGAAGATAATAATCCTTTTGTTAAAGCGTGGTGGGAATGGTGGCCAGAGATGTCTAAAACGTTGAACATTCTTCGTATTACAGGTGGCGAGCCATTGTTACATAAATCTACATGGCGCTTGTTTGAGGATTTGAAAGAGAATCCAAAACCACACTTAGAAATCAATGTTAATAGTAATTTAGGTATGTCCTCTAGACATGTTCAGAAGCTCGTGCCTAAAATCACTGAATTATTAGACACGAAAAAAATTCGTAAGTTTAAAATGTTTACAAGCATGGATACTTGGGGCAAACGTGCTGAGTATTTGCGAACTGGTTTAGATATCGAGACTTGGGAAAAGAATCAAGACATTTATGTAAGAGGTGTTAAAAGTCATATCACTCACATGTGTACATTTAATATTTTGTCAGTGACTTCTTTTACAGACTACTTGCAAAAGATTTTAGATTGGAGAGAATTGTATGATGATGTGATTCCTGTTCTTGATCCTAAAAATCCTCAAGATAGAAAAATTAGATTTGACACACCATATCTAAAAGAGCCATTACAATACGATATGCACATTTTACCAAAAGAAGAATACTTACCTCACTTTGATAAAATTTTGCAGTTTATTAATGACAATAGAGACGACAACGATACCACTAAATTTAGTAATATTGAGTATGAACGTTTTCGTCGTGTAAGGGATTACTTTGCAGAAGTACAATATGATGAGGAAAAAGTAAAACAAGGCAGAATCGATTTTTATAACTGGTTTACAGAAATTGATCGCAGAAGAAATACAAACTTTTTAGAAACCTTTCCAGACATGAGTTCTTTTTGGGATCTTTGTAAAGGCCTTGCTGAAGAAAGAACAAGAGATAGAATAGATATTGTAAATGTTAGCTAATTCAGATACTGTTATACTGGGATTGGGAGATTCTTATTTACAAGGATCAGAAGCTGGTGGCGCAGAGCACTCTTTTTTGAACCAATACTGCAATCAAAAAGGATTTGATTGTGTTAATATGGGACACGAAGGCATTGGCAATCTAGGGAGTGTATATAAAGCACTTATTTACGATATTGATTGGAGTCAATGGAATAATAAATATATTTTCTGGATGCCTACTGGTTTAAATCGATTTGATATGGCCAACAGATTATGGAATCCTGATGATAATTGGGGTGTAGTACGAAACTCTCCAATATTTACACCATTTCCTAATAAACAACCTTACGAACAATGGAGTGAAAGTAGAAAGAAATTAGAGTCAGCTTTAGTAGATTTTACTAACCCACAGACTGTTAGGCAAGATTTTTTAACAGCCTATCAAATTCTAAAAAACTTTTATGACGCAAAAGGTTTTAACAAATTATTTATTTTTCCTGCCTTTAATGATGAAACCACACGGAAAATTATGAAAGATTTTCGTAAAACTCCCTCGACGCAGGGCATATATAAAATGAACGAGGGTCTGTTTAAAAGAATGGGTTGGGAATATTATATTACAGTAGATGGCTCTAACAATTATTACCAATGGCTTTGTCAGAAGGCAGGTTTGCCATTAAGTACACAACCACATGATACTATGGATGCTAACCGAGATAATATAAGAAACGAGACCGTTGAAAAATGGATTGCTCCTCGATCTCATGCAACAAGAAAAGCCAATATCGTTTTTTCTAGGAGACTAATAGAAGTTTTAGACTTATGAAAATTTTAATTACAGGAATTGCAGGTTTTTTAGGTAGTCATTTAGCAGAAAAACTTTCTGCTATGACAGAAGCAGACATTATCGGAAATGATTCTCTTATTGGGGGTTATGCAGACAATGTTCCTTCCCATATTCATTGGGAAGTTGTAGATTGTTGTGACTTTAATGAAATGAATCGTTTAATGGAGGGGGTTGATGTTGTCGTACACGCAGCAGCCACTGCACACGAAGGATTATCAGTATTCTCACCTTCATTTATTACAAAAAATATTTTTGAAGCGTCTGTTACTACAATGTCAGCCGCTGTTGCTAATAATGTTAAGAAATTTATTTTTTGTAGCTCAATGGCTAGATATGGAAATCAAGAGTCCCCCTTTACCGAGGATATGACACCACAGCCAGTTGATCCTTACGCTGTTGCAAAAGTAGCGGCTGAAGATGTGTTAAAAATATTAAGCAAAGTTCACGGAATGAAATGGAATATTGCGGTGCCTCATAATATCGTTGGACCTAAACAACGTTATGACGATCCTTTTAGAAATGTTATGAGCATTATGGCTAATAGAAACTTAATGGGTAAGCCTTCTATTATTTACGGCGACGGTGAACAAACTAGATGTTTTTCTTATGTTGACGATTGCGTTAGATGTTTAATGGAAATGATTTTTAGAGATGACATTAACGAAGAAGTTATTAACATCGGCCCGGACGAAGGTAGCATTACAATTAACGATTTAGCTAATTTAGTTGCAGACAAAACTGGTGTAAATGCAGAACCAATTTATATGGACGACAGACCTCAAGAAGTAAAACATGCAAATTGTTCTGCTGATAAAGCTAGAAAACTATTGCATTTTAAGACAAACACTACAGTAGAAGAAATGGTAGAGTCTGTGGTACAATATATAAAAGATAAAGGACCTAAACCCTTTAATTATAATTTGCCAGTTGAGATTAAAAATGAAAAAACTCCTAAAACATGGTCCGAGGGTCTCATGTAATGAATTTTAGATTTAAGGACAGAGTGAATCTATTATGCTTTCCTCAAGATGAAGAAAACTTAAATCTGTCAGGATTACAGCGCTTTACACCATGTCCAATAACCACTACACTTGTTCGTTATTGGCAAACAAAAGAAAAATACAAAAATGCTTCTTTTGAAGACTTTTCTACAAGCAAAAAAGAAAAGTATGTTATTTCAACAGCAGTAAATCATAATCCTCACGAATGGTGCGGCCCAGACAATATTGGTCAAGGGGCACACCCTCAACACCCAAACAGAAAAAATGTTTTTGACTGTTTAGATTACGAACAAATGACTGATTTACAAAAAGGCAACGCAATGCTTGTTTTGGATCAAAGTCATGAAGGCTATCAAACAGAATGGTTGTGGAGTTGGTTTCATAACTCTTGTGAAATGTATTTAATCAATCCTAAAGCAGTTGTTTATGTTACTGGTAACTGTAAAGCAAAAGAACAATACACAGCGTGGGCAAATACACATGGTCTTGTTAATAGAATAAAAGTTATTCCTCACACACACTTTGAAAATATGATTCATGTAACTGCTGTTAATGAAGTTAGAATTCATAAAAAAGATCCGTTACCAACGTTTGAAGATCATATGGCTTACAAGGCGACAAATGATTGTAAGACTTTTAATGCGTTACAAAAAAGAGTTCGTCCTCATAGAACCTGGTTGTTTAAAACTTTGTACGATCATGACTTAGTTGATAAGGGTCTTTGTAGTATGAACGAATTTCAATCAGATCAAACGTTTATGGAAACTAAAGGTATTGACAACGAACATTGTTTGTTGTATAATAAAGGATTACCATTAAAAGCATACGGTGTAGCTAATAATGAAAAAGATGATGGCTACTATATTACTAGATTTAATAGTGATGTAGTATTAGATACCTATGTTAGTGTAGTAAGTGAAGCTTCTTTTGCTGATGCGGATCAAACATGCTTTTTAAGTGAAAAAACATTTAAATCTATTGCGTGTGAGCATCCTTTTATTGTATTTGGCAATCGTGACTCCTTACGTTATTTAAAAGAGTTTGGTTACAAAACATTTCATCCTTTTATTGATGAAACTTACGATACGCTGCCTACATGGGAAAGATTAAATGCCATTGCTAAAGAGCTACAGCGAATTGATGCAATAGAAGATAAACTAGAGTGGTTTGCAGGTATGGAAGATATTTTAAAACATAATAGAAAGGTTCTAAAAAGAAACTCAGAAGAATACTTACCTGACTCTATGATTGAATTAATTAATTACTATAAGGAATATTTTCATGTGGAAGGATGAGTATACCCGTGTCAACGATGACATTATAAAACACAGGAAGGCTGTTATTGGCTTTGGGTGTTCATTTTCAGATGGACAAGGAGCCATTGAAGAAGAAATCCTTAATAATTATCCTTGGTATATAGATGGCGCTAACACACTCAAATGGGATAAACTAACCAGAGAACAACAAAGTGAAGTTAGAACCAAATATCATGATGTTAAAACTCTTCGTTGGATGCAAAATGGCACAACATTAGATTTTCATTTGCACGAAAGACGTCGGGCATATTCTTATCAGCTTGCAGAGATGTTAGGAGATCATGCAGGTATTAACTTTGGTATGCGAGGCAACGGTAATAGAGCAAGTATTAGTCAACTGTTTACACACCCCGAATTACTGTTACATCGTTTAGAGGAAATTATTGTTATTTACACCCCAGCAGGTGTTGAACGTTTTGATTTCTTTCAAAAGACTCTTAATGATCATCATAACTTTATTACAATGTGGCCGCACGAAGATAGTTTTCCTGAAGATATTTGGAGAAGCAATTTGTGGGGAGCATACAAACATTATTTGTTGTCAGATTTAAACATTTTACAAGAACAGGTTTTACAAGTAAGAATTTTAGAAACTTGGTTAAAATCGACAGGAGCAAAATGGAAACTTATTATCGTTCCTGCTTATGACTATGCTCTTTATGAACAGCACTATAACGGCAAAGCTAAAGAGTTTTATAAAAAGAATTGGCCGCATCAATATATGTGGAAACCAGATGGCGAACTTACATTTATGAATTTGGTAGAACAAGCAGAAGGGTTGGATAGAAACTCTTATTATGGTTACATGGGAAAAGGATCGCCTGGTGGGTGGGTTACACCTTGTGCGCATCCTTCTATCAAAGGACATAAATTGTTTGCAGAAAAATTATATGAGAAGATTAAAAATGAAGCGTGATTATAAAACAAATGGATTGCAATACCAGCCCAATATTTTTTGGACAATTACAAAAGATATCCCTGTTGAAAGAAGAAAAAAAATCCATGAAGAAGAAAAATTTTTTCCTGATTGTGATGTTTTTCCAGTACCTATTTTCTTACAGGAAACTTATCCCTTCGTTTACCAAGAGCCTTGTAATGAGACGCCAAAAGGTGCTTATAAGTTTTCAACAGGAGACGACGAAAATAAATTTCAACATAACCTAAAAACACAACCTGATGATTGGAAGTACCGAACACAAGAGGTGTTTTATAATTTAAATAACAATGGTTATAGAGCACAACCTTGGGAAAAAATAGATTGGGAAAACAGCGTCGTTGTATTGGGTTGCTCTTGTGTTTTTGGAACAGGCTTGTCTGAGTTTGAAACACTTGATGCTGCATTAGCAGATGCATATAACGGTAGACCTTTTATCAATTTAGGTTATCCTGGAGGATCTAACGAACATATTTTATACAACCTAACAATGTTGTTTAAATATTTTCCAATGCCAGCAGGTGTTATTGTTTCATATACAACAACAGATAGAGCATTAACGTTTGAAGATATGCGAGCTTATGGTATTGGTCCTTGGGATGTTGCTAATTATCCAGAAAAAGAAACAATCATACACGGAGAAAATAAAACTCAACAATACTTAGCACACTTTTTGTCAAAGTCTAATGAAGTGGGAAGAAACTACTTTACTGCTTCTGTAATACAGCAAATGTGTGATATGGCAGGTGTCCCAAATTATCATTTTTCATGGTTCCAGAGTGCCGCACACGCTGCAAGAGTAGATTATGTTCCGTATTTAGGTTCTAAGGCAGACAGAGCAAGAGATTTGTTACACCCTGGTGCTGAGGTAATGAGATCTACTGCTAGTCATATTAAAAAGAAGTTTCCGTTATAAATAAATTGTATGAAGGAAACATTAAAAAACTTTTTTAAAAAGCTATTTTTAGAGAGATGGGAGTTAACAATATACTTTCCCGCAGAAACAAAAGTTTTGCCTGACGGAACCAGGTTGGAAACAGTGTCTCCCAAGACGTATATCGTCAAGCGTATAAAAAAGTTATCACACCTTCATATGGTGTTTATTGAAGAAAACGGCATGCGACATGAAATAAAAGTTGTCAATCCCGTTGGATATGATTTAAGGAAAATATTTTAATGAAAAAATTGTGGAATAAAATTAAAAATTGGTGGCTCGACAGAAAAGCCAAAAAAGAACTTGAAAAAAGAATTAAGGAACTAAAAGACCGAGATCCCTTTATTTACGACTAAAGAAAAGATTATATTATGAGTGATTATGGCAGCGCTGCTGATCAGGCAGAAAAGCAGCTTCGAAATATTTCTAAAACCATGTGTTACGCAAAGTGGGCGCAGGTATCCATGCACCTTACTAACGGACAAACACATAGCTGTTATCACCCCCCTACACATAAAATTGATGTCTTAGAAATACAAGACAATCCTTCTGCTCTGCACAATACAAAACAGAAAAAAGAAGAACGCAAAATGATGTTGGAAGGAAAACGTCCAGCTGGGTGTTCTTATTGTTGGAAGATTGAGGACGTTGGGGGAAGAAGTGATCGTATTTACCGAAGTGGAGAATACTGGGCTCAAAATGCCAGAAAAGATATAATCGAAACCTTAGATATTGGTAACATTAATCCACGTTATGTTGAAGTTAATTTTAATCAGGCATGTAACTTTAAATGCAGTTATTGTTCCCCTCACTTGTCTACTACATGGGAACGAGAAGTTAAAAAAGAAGGTCCTTACAATATTATTGGACAAGACGGGCATTCTACGAAACACAATGACATTGCTCATTTAGAAAAAATTGATTTAATGCCTATTAAAGTTGCACAGGATGAAAATCCTTATGTAACTGCTTTTTGGAAATGGTGGCCAGAGTTATATAAAACACTAGAAGTTTTTCGTATGACTGGAGGAGAGCCATTAATGGATAGTAATACTTACAAGGTGTTGGATTACATTTATGAAAATCCAAACGCTTGGCTAGAAGTAAGTGTTACAAGCAATATGTGTCCCGATAAACCTAAACTGATGGACATGTTTGTTGAAAAACTTCAAAAACTAGAAGAAATACAAATTTGGCAAAGCGACAGATTTAATCCCGGTTCAGGCAATCACTGGTATGTAAATATGGCAGTGAAAAACTTTGCAGTATTTGTAAGTTTGGACGGAGCAGGAAAACAAGCAGAATATATTAGAAATGGTTTAAATTATGACACACTACAAACAAATGTTGAACGTATTTTAGGGGATACATGTAATACAACCATTACATTTATTAATACATTTAACAGTTTAAGTTTAACGAGTTTTAAGGAATTCTTGGAGTATATTTTAGAATTACGACACGAGTATTCAAGACAAAACCAAGGTGTTAAAAAGATCCCCATCTACGATCCTTATAACACTCACCCGGACTTTGAAGTGCACCCGAGACAACGTATTTGGTTCGATGTTCCACTTTTAAGAAATCCTGAATGGCAGTGTATTAATACTTTGCCAGAAGAATTTGAAAAATACTTAGAAGAAGCAATCGAGTTTATGGAACACAATTCTAATGTAGATGATTTTGTAGGCTTTTACGACTTTGAGATTGCCAAAGTTAAACGTAATCTAGAATGGATGCGTGAAAGAAATATGCCTAGAGAAAAACTTGATATTGCAAGAAAGAACTTTGTTAAGTTTTTCAAACAACACGACGAAAGGAGGGGAACTAACTTTTTAGACACGTTCCCTGAGTTTACAAGTTTTTGGAGGAAATGGGAATGAGTGATAAAGTAGTTTGGGGTGTAGCTGCAGGAACACATGACGGATCTTTGACAGTGATGAAAGGAAATGATATTCTTTTTGCATCTCACTCTGAAAGATTTTCTAGAAAGAAAAACGATAAAGATTTACATTACTATTTAATTGGGGAGGCGATGGAATATGGATATCCTGAAAAAATTTACTGGTATGAAAACCCTCTTGTTAAAGCAACAAGAAAACTTTATGCTGGTCAAAAAGACATTTGGTTATCACCTAAGAAATACATGGAACGCTATGGTATCTTTGACAGTGTTGTTGTATGGGGAGACCATCATGCAAGTCACGCTTCTGCTGGTTATTATACTTCTCATTTTACAAACGCTTGTGTTTTAGTTGTTGATGCTATTGGAGAGTGGACCACAACCTCAATTTGGAAAGGTACTAATACAGACTTAAAATGTTTAAATCGCTGGAAGTATCCTAAATCATTAGGATTGTTTTACAGTGCATTTACAGACAGAGTTGGCCTAAAAGCAAATGAGGACGAATACATTTTAATGGGCATGGCTGCTTACGGCAATCCTGATAGGTTTTATGATGAAATTATGGAACTATCTGTTTTACACGATAATTTTCACAGGGGTATTAGATGGTGGAAGCCAGAACTTACTGAGGAAGATTATTTTGATGTTGCTGCTGCCACACAAAAGGTTTATGAAGTATATCTAAAAAGAATACTTACAACAGCAAAAGAACTGACAGGTGAAGAAAATTTAGTTTTTATGGGAGGGTGTGCTCTTAATTGTCTGGCAAATAGAATTATTCCAGATTATTTTAAGAGTAGTTGGATTATGCCTAACCCTGGTGACGCTGGCTCTTCGTTAGGTGCTATTTTAGCACAAACAAAAGAAAGAGCAAATTGGTTAACTCCTTACTTGGGGCATAATATTGAGGGTGAGTATCCTGTAGACAAGGTGTTTAAAGAATTGATTAAAACCGGTATGTGTGGTGTGGCAAATGGCCGCGCTGAATTTGGTCCACGTGCTTTAGGTAATCGTTCTCTTCTCGCTGATCCTAGAGGTATAGAGATGAAGGACAAAGTAAACACAGTTAAAAACAGACAGGAATATCGTCCTTTTGCTCCTGTTATTAGACAGGAAGATGTTAGAGATCATTTTAAAGTTGGTCCACACTTCACCTCTCCTTACATGCAATATATTGTGGAAGCAAAAGAGCCTGAAAAATACCCTGCTATTGTACACCAAGACGGAACCAGTAGAGTGCAGACAGTAACAAAATTGCAACACCCAGGTTTGTATAACTTACTTACAAAATGGAAAGAAAAAACAGGGTGTCCTATGTTACTTAATACAAGTTTAAATATTAAAGGACAGCCCATTGTTAACACCGAAGAGAATGCAAAAGACTTTGAAAAACACTATGGTGTTAAGGTTTTTACGGCTAAGTGAAATACTAAATTTAACTAAATAAAGATATGGGAGACGTCATAAACCTAAAAAGATGGAAAAGTAAGCCCAAGAAAGTACTTGGGTACAGGATGTCTTTCTATTCTGAAGAAGAAATCGAAATGGCTCTTCTAGCCTTAAACATGTACGGATTTGGAGAAATTAAGTATACTAGAGAGTACATGAAAAAATTAGATCCTGTGTTTATAAGAAGATGCCTAATGTCTTTGTATCACACAGATTTCTTATCATTAAAAGGAAAAAGAATCATAAATAATATTATAGACCACGTTGAAGAAATATATGATGAGAAGGTAGGATAATTAATGCCAATATACAGTTTTGAAAACATCGAAACCGGAGAAGTACATGACAAAATTATGTCGTGGGATGAAAAGGTCAAATACTTGGAAGAAAACCCTAATGTTAAATCAATTATTACAGGGGCTCCAAGTTTAGTGAAGGGAACTGGTGATCGAACTAAACCACCAGCTGGCTTTAAAGATGTTTTATCCAGGGTTGCCCAAAGTAACCCTACTAGTGCGCTTGCAGAAACATGGGGCAAGAAAGACGCCACGTCGGTTAAGATTCGAGACGCCGTTAAAAAAGTAAAGAAGAAAATAGGAAATATTAGCACTGACAGCTAAAAATCCAGCAGTTTCTAAACCAACAAAAGGGCAGAATGTCAAATAGGCACTCTGCCCTTTTCTCATCTAAAAAACGGAGAAAGACCAAAATGGCAAAACGTAAAGCACTAGACTTAGTACACACTCAAGGTGCAGCACCAGGAGCAAGCAATTCTCTCAGAATGAGAATCGAGGACATGGTGACAATTGATGCAATAACTGAAATGCAAGGACAGTTTTTTGCTCAATACAAATCAAAAAATGCCTTAGCATTTTTATTACACGGTTGTGCAGGTACAGGTAAAACATATATTGCGCTGTATCGAGCATTAGAGGAAGTTCTCATGAAAGGAACACCTTACCGAAAAGTGGTCTTAGTTCGTTCAGCAGTACCATCAAGAGAAATTGGACACTTGCCAGGTGACGATAAGGATAAAATTGAAATTTATTCGTTACCTTATCAAGCAATGTGCCAAGAACTATTTCCAGGAAAAGAAAAGCCATATCAACGTTTAATTGAACAAAAATATATGGACTTTATGTGTACGTCTTTTGTTAGGGGTATTACATTAGACAATTCTATTGTTATTGTAGACGAATGTCAGAATATGACAGATATGGAATTAAACTCTATAATGACACGAATTGGTGTAAACACTAAAGTTATTTTTTGCGGTGATTTTAGACAAACTGACTTATATAAGAGACATGATATGTCAGGATTACAAAAATTCATGGTTATCGCCGAAAATATGAAATCATTTAAAATTGTTGAGTTTACAACAGACGATATTGTACGTTCTGATCTTGTTAAAGAATACATTGAAGCAAGGCTAAAATATGAGGATGAATACGGCACCTAACGTAAGTTATTGATATTCTTACAAAAGAAATTCACTATTTTTTGTAAAAAAGGCTTGACTTTTGCTGAAATAGGTGCTATAATGTACGCATAAACAATGAGAAGTGAGGAAAATATGAGAACAGAACTTAAAGAAGTAGTAGAAAAACTTTGTCAGGATATTGTAGAACAACACTGCAAAGATTATCCAACTTTAGCAGACGGCTTTAATTGTACTTACAAGGCTGGTAGAAAGTTTATTAAAATCATCAGAGAGGACCAACCTGGTTCCAGATCTGTTTGGGGTTTTATTAACTTAGCCCATGAGAAGTTCAAAGAAGGCGATGTACTTTTAGCTCAGGGTTGGGCAGGTCCAGCTCTTAACAAAGCTAGAGGTAACTTGTTTGATGGTTTTGAAATGAACCGTAGGCTACAATACGGACCAGGTTACTGTTCAGGTGTTATGGCAGGAACTCCAAGAGATGGGACTTTTATTTAATAGTGTTTATTCATAATCTAGTAGAAGTACCTAAACTCAAACAAGTAAATACAGAAAACGGACGGAGGTATGTTACTCCGTCCGGTGATCATTTGCCTTCTGTTACTACAATTTTATCTCACAAATCTAAACCATTTATTCAGGCCTGGCGTCAACGTATTGGCGAGGCTGAAGCAGATAAAATTTCTAAACAAGCCACGACACGTGGTACTCGTATTCACAAACTTTGTGAAGACATTCTTGACAATAAGTTGACAGAGGATACTCATCTAAATTATATTGACAAAGAAATGTTTCGTAAGTTTCGCCCTTTGTTAGACGATATAAATAATATTAGAGCATTGGAGACAAAGCTCTATAGTGAACATTTAAGACTTGCAGGACAAGTTGATTGTATCGCAGAATATAATGGCAAGTTATCTGTTATTGATTTTAAAACATCAAAGAGAAGAAAGACACCCTCACAGTGCGAGAACTACTTCATACAATGTAGCGCTTACGCAATTATGTTTGAGGAACTTACTGGCATACCCGTATCTCAAACTGTTATTTTAATGGCAGTTGAAGGAGAAGAGCCCATAGTGTTTTTACAAAAGAGAGATAACTTTGTAGAAAAACTTTTTGAAGCACGGGACGCATATGAAAACGAAATCCTTAAACGGGGCAACTGAAGCATACGACTTTGACATTTACTCTGATGAGCACATCGAGGATTTGGGCAAACTAGTAGCAAACAAAGCAGTCGTCCTAGTTAAACAAAAATTAAATCAAAAAAGAACCTGGGAAGTCCAAAATAGTTGGGGCGAAGGTGCACAGTCTATTGTTAATCGAGCAGTGTCTCTTAGCAACATGGGTAAACATTGGTCCAGTTTACGACTAGATATCTTCAACGTCTCAAGCGAGATTGAGCCCGAATATCGGGACACCATGAATGTTGTTACCTATCAGCTAGGTAAGAAAGGACGCCCAAAAGGTTTATTTGCCAACGGCTCGTTGGGTTGGCATAGTGATCAGGTTGCTGTTGATGACGGCGCGCGAGTAATTGGTTTAGTATCTGTAGAACATTCAGAAAATTCACAAACTTGTTTCTTATGTACTGCCGAGGCTTACGACAAACTGAGCCAAGAAGACAAAACAATGGTAGATGAACTTCGTAGTGTTTACAAGTGGAATAGAGTCAACTTTACTGGAGATTTAATTGACGAACAAAAAGCATTAGTTCGTTACAATCAGGTTCCAATAGACGGTATGTCTTGTAAGTTACAGCAAGAAACATCAGCCGGTGTTAAAGGTATTCATTTTCCTGGCTCGTTGTTTTCTCACTTCGAGGGTATGACAGAGTATGACAGTTTAAAATTTAAAGAGCATCTCTGGGAACAAATAAATAAACCCGAATACATATACGAACATGATTGGCAAGACGGACAGGTTGTGTATATGGATCAAAATATTACATTACATGCACGTCCAACCAACATTAAAGATGGTAATATGAGAAAGATGTGGAGAAGTGTTTCTTATATGAACAAACTGTATCCTAATCATGGACATTGGGATAGTTATACAGTAAATGGAAAAGTAATGACAGGCGCTGAGTTTATTAGTTTAGTGGATCAGCAAAGATTACAAGAATACAACGAAGGCCAAAAAATAGCAATTTAGGCTTGACAAATTAAACAAAAGGTGTTATTATAAATACCTTGTTTAATATTAAACAAAAGGTGTTATTATAAATACCTTGTTCGATGAAACGGACTGAAAGGTTACTTGGACGCGGGTGCGATTCCCGCCACCTCCACCAGATATGTATTTGTGTATTTGTAACAATGTAAGAGAAAACGATACTGATAGGTATCATCTGATTGGAACAAATTGCGGTAAGTGCATATCTGATGGGGGTGAACAGGTTCGACAGGTAATAAGTAGGAAAGTGGAGGACCAGTGCGGAAGCTACTGTGAAAGCAACAAAACAAATAAATGCCAACGATGAGGTATTTGCTCTAGCTGCTTAAGCTAGACGGGGTATGGGTTCCACCTTGTTATCAAACGGGCCCTTGTATTAAAGGAGAAAAATATGCGTAATGTATTTTTATCGTTATGCGGAATACTAATCCTAGGTGGTTGCAATGCTCTAGATGAAGAGCCAGTTAGTGCAAAAACTATTGAAGCAGCACCTAATATCGAAGCAATACAAGAAGTACAAGACCCGCGTCAAGTGTCTTGTATTGCTAAAAACATTTATTTTGAGGCTAGTGGAGAGCCCCTAGAGGGACAAATTGCTATAGCTCATGTTGTCTTAAATCGTGCAAAATCTAGTAAATATCCTAACACACCATGCGAGGTTGTTTACCAGGCACGTTTAAGCAAGTGGGGTTTAGAACGCGGTAAGGTTATTCCTTTACGAAACCAATGTCAATTTTCTTGGTACTGCGATGGTAAATCCGATGTTATTAAAGATTGGAGTCGTTATAGAGAGTTCGTTAGTATTGCTCACGACGCAATGAGTGGTGAACTAGAAGACAATACAAATGGAGCTTTATGGTATCATGCCAATTATGTTAATCCTTATTGGAACCGTAATATGCAGTTAGTAGCATATCACGGAGTACACAAATTTTATACAAAAAACTATTGACAAATCTTTTTGTATAATGTATAATGTAACACATGATTAATACAATTCCTAACATAATTGTTACTGGAGGATGTGGCTTTATAGGCTCGCATCTTGTAGAACGTTTGTTATACGAAGGCTTCTTTGTTACAGTTATTGATGATAAAAGAGCCGGAGACTTTGTTATACAGCATCCTAATGTTAGGTATTTTATTCAAGATGTATCTAGATTCTCGCCCTTTACACATCACATACCGCCTCCAAATGCTATTTTTCATTTAGCAAACAGTCCCAGAGTAAGACGTTCGATTGATTATCCTGGCGACACAATCTCTAATAACATTTCTACAACCGCGGCGGTATGTGATTGGGCGAGAATTTTTAATTGTAGACTTTACTTTGCTACATCTTCAAGTACACAATACAAGGAATCAAAAAATCCTTACACTTGGAGTAAAAAAGCATGTGAAGATATGATTAGTATGTTTGAAGAACAATATGGTATCTTTTGTACTAAATTGTTTTTCTATAACGTGTACGGACCACGTGAAGCTAATTATGGAGAATATAGCACTGTAATTAGAAAATTTAAAACCGATTATTTAAATGGTCGTCCTTTAACTGTTTTTGGTTCTGGAAAAAAAGAACGTGACTTTACTCATGTTTATGATGTTGTCCAGGGCTTGTTACAGTTATTGATCGATGAAAGAAAACATTCAGACGTACATTTAGGAAAAGGACTGCCACAGAGTATTATGTCAATAGCAGAAGATTTTAATACTGACATTATTTACTCTTTTGATAAACCGGGTGAGGCACAGGTTACGCAGTGCATAAAACCATATATCAATTGTCCTTCTGATGTGCATGAGTATATTGCCGATTGGCTAAAAAGGAATCATAATGGAATTAGTTAAAGACGAGAAAGTAACAGATATTTTTCTCATCACAAAAAAATTTAATACATCAACAGAATTTTCTCAACATATTGAGAAACAAGTATTACGCACACAGCTTAGTCACATGGATGTTTTAGTTGACTATTGTGAAAGAAATGAAATTGAACTTGAGAGTGTGAATAAACTATTGAGCACATCATTGAAAGAGAAAATTAAAAACGAAGCATTGAATTTGAATATGCTCAAGGAGAAAAAAAGCAACGAACTTCCTTTGGATTGAATATGGATCCTTTTGACGTTTACAGGCTGTATCTTTCTTTACGATTACACTTTACAACACCTGATTATGACATTACCAAGTATAAAGGTGCAGTAAAAGGTAAACGAGAAACATTCTTAAAAAGAAAAGATCTTATTGCTATGCGTAAACTAGCTAGAGACTATACTAAGAATGAAATCATAGACTTTCTAGTAGCTAACTTTGTAAGCGGTAATCAATGGGGCGGTATATTTGATACAGAAGCTACAGAAACATACAATTTCTGGTTGACAAAACGGCAAAGGTTGTTGTATACTTTACAAACTGATTTAGACACTATTCTACTTCAACAAGAAATTCGTAGATTAGAGTCAGCAGTATACGATACTGGACACCCTTTAGTTTTTAAACTTTTAATGTCCAAAGAAATACAGATTGAGACTGTTGTAATTTTAGAAAAATTGTTACCTTTTGTAGATAGATATAAAGAGGATTTTGTGTTACAAGACTATTGTTTATTAATTAAAAAATATAAACCGTTTGTTAAATTCGATAAGGACAAAGTTTTTAACAAGCACAAGAGCGCTTTGAAGAAGGTGTACGGCAATGTCCAAAACTAATCGCAATTTTGATCGCGATAAGAGAATTAAAAAAGTTGTTAAAAAAAGTAAAAAATCGCTTGACAAAATCATAAATAACATATATAATTATGACTCATCACATAGTGGTGAACATGATGACGATCTAGATGAAATGCTAGATCAACTTTACTATGAAGAACGTAATAAAACGTAATATAACGCTATATAAGGAGAAAAAATATGTCGTTTAATTCACTATCTGATCTTCGTAAATCTCGCGGCGGCTTTGATAAGCTAATGAAAGAGGTTGAGAAGATTTCTAACCCCGTCCAGCAATCGCAGGGCGATGATCGAGAATGGAAACCCACAGTAGACAAAGCCGGTAATGGTTTTGCCGTAGTTCGTTTCTTACCCCCAACTAAAGGAGAGGAATTTCCTTGGGTGCGTAGGTGGGATCACGGATTCCAAGGTCCTACTGGAAAGTGGTACATCGAAAACTCTCTCACTACACTAAACCAAAGTGATCCTGTATCCGAACTCAATAGTGAGCTTTGGAACAGTGGTGTTGAGGCTAACAAGGAGATTGCTCGTAAACAGAAGCGTCGACTTGCTTACTTCTCAAACATCTTGGTTGTAAGTGATCCAGGTAACCCTGCTAATGAAGGAAAAGTTTTCCTTTACAAGTACGGTAAAAAGATCTTTGACAAGCTCAATGATATGATGAACCCTACATTTGAAGATGAGAATCCAATCAACCCATTTGATTTTTGGGAAGGTGCAAACTTTAAGATTAAGATTCGTCAAGTGGAAGGTTATCGTAACTATGACAAGTCAGAGTTTGAAGCACCATCACCTGTTGCTGATACCGATGAAGCTATTGAGGCTATTTGGAATCAACAGCACTCATTACAAGAACTAATTGATCCTAAGAACTTTAAGTCTTATGACGAGTTAAAGTCTAAGCTCAATATGGTACTTGGTGCTAGCAGTTCTAATGTAGGTACAGCAGAAGCAGTATCTGCCAAAGACGCTGCAGAAGATGAGGCTTTTCTAAAGTCTGTTACTACTGCCCCTAAGGCACCTGTAACACCTGTTGTGGAGAGTGACGACGAAGAGGATACACTATCCTACTTTGCCAAACTTGCATCCGACGACTAAGGTGTGGGGGGAGTAACCCTCCCCCTTTTTTCTGAAGGCGCCCGTAGCTCAACTGGATAGAGCATCGGCCTTCTAAGCCGAGGGTTGCAGGTTCGAGTCCTGCCGGGCGCGCCAGAAAATTTCTATTTACTACAATTTAAGGATCATCCTTGCTCAAAGCCCGTGTGGTGGAATAGGTAGACACAAGAGACTTAAAATCTCTCGATCATTGATCGTGCCAGTTCGAGTCTGGCCACGGGCACCAATTATTATGGATACTATTGTAAAGTTACTACTAGAGCTTGCTAATACTGTAGAGCCTGTACGCGGTAGTCGTATGGCAGCAGCTATTGTTGATAAAAAGGGACGAATAATAACTATTGGTACAAATAAGAAAAAGTCTCATCCTTTTCAGTTTAAATACAGCAGTAATGACGACGCTATCTTTTTACACGCAGAAACAGAGTGTATTTTAAACTATATTAAGAGTAAGAATAGGCTCAAAGATCTAAGTAAACATACAATGTATATTGTAAGAGCACGCCGCACATCTAATGGAAAAGAGGTTATACCAGGTATAGCCAAGCCTTGTAAAGGCTGTCAGAGAGCCTTAGCGACGTTTGGAATTAAGAATGTCGTGTATACTACTAACAGTTTAGCCGTAGAATCTTCTATCTAAGAAACGTTCCATTGTACTTTGTCGTGTCCCTCTAGGACTAATTCCTGCTGGGGGAAGATTATTAACACCTTTTCCGCCGCTATTATTAGTTATGTTATTAATAACAGCTGGAGGAGGTACAGTAGCTTGGTTAGAAGCTATTTGTGTCATATTTTCTACTGCTGGGCCTGTAGGACTTTCTGCAACCATTGTAGGTTGAATACTTCCCATTGTTGGTGACGGAGAACTACTAGCAGCTGCTAGTGATGAGGATCTTGAACCAGAAGAGGAACTACCAGAAGATAAAGCAGCAGACATTGCCGCCATCGGACCACCCGATGACAAACTTCCGCCACCGCCACCGCCGCCTCCACCACCGGAAGACATCATAGGTGCAGATGCTAAAGCAGCTCCAGATGGTAATGGACCTCCAGATGCAGCAATAAAATGTCCTCCGTGCGAGCCACTGTAATCATTTGCTCTCCATCCATACTGACTACCGTTTTGTCTAATCCATGTATTTGATGTTCCGTGTATGTCCATTGCAGACCCGGTCATGTGTTTGGATCTTGTCGCGCCGCCCACTGCAATATTCTTTTCTAACGATCTTTGACTACTTGCAATATCTGATCCTTTTACGGCTCCATCAGAGTCTGCTATCATTGCAGAAAATGCCTCTGCGTTTTCTTTTGTAAATATTGCGGGCCTTCCTTGTGCGTCTACAACCGGATTACCATCAGGATCCAATGGTTGGAATCCATCACCGGTTTCTGGGTGTGAATTTTTTACCGCTTTTCCTTTGGCTTTACCATCTTCGCTATCGTCTCCATCTCCTGACTCTGGTTCCATAGCAGGACCGTTTGCTACTGCTTGTTCTTTAGTCTCATCTGCACTTGTACCTAATAAACCAAATGTTAAACCACTTAATACACTACTACCAGCGTTCTTAAGTTTGTCGCCAAAACTAGCATTTTCGTCTGCATTGAATCCTTTGTAAGCATCATATGCAGCTAATCCTGCTGTAACAGGAAGTGCAACTTTACCTACTACACGGCCAGCTGTTTTGAGGCCGGACATCAATCTGCCACCAACGCTCGTTGCTTTAGCAGCAGTTTGTCCTCCGCCGCGCGCCATGGTTGCAGTTAGTGCGGCATCTCCTGATCCCATACCAGCTATTGTTGCTCCTGCTGCACCTGTTGCAGCAACTGCACCTGATGATGGAAGTTGCGCCGCCGCTCTATCAGAGGCATCTTGTAAACCGTCGGCAGAGTTTCCCATATTTTGGCTTGGTAACGCACCCATCTCGGCAGCATTGTCATACAAAGCCGCATCACTAGCATTAAGTTCTCTTTGCAAGGCTTCCTGCTCGGCCGCGTCACCTTCTTGATTTTTTAATTTTTCTAATCTGGCATTGGCTTCTTCTCTTGTCTCGCCTGTGAGTGCTCCACGAATGCCTGCCATAGAATCATTGGTACTTCCTTCTCTTGGTACTGCGTCTCCTTGTGTTGTGTCTATAGGATTACCAGACTCATCTACAGCAGATACATTAGGATCTGCAAGTGCAAATCGTCGATCTGCTCGGTTTTTTGCTCTGTCATAAGCAGTTTTTCCTGAACTTGCTTCTTCACCTGAACTTGCAGCATCTGCTTGTTCTTCATCATCACCACCAAATATTTTGGATGCACCGTATCCTAGTAGTGCTGCACCGCCTGCTATTAAAGCACCTCTGCCTCTTAATAGCTTTCCTGCACCCCTCATTAATGCACCGCCAGCTGCTCTTGCACTACCTACAATTTTACCACCAGCACTTCTTGCACCTTGTAGTAATTGTCCACCTTTTGCTTTTGCTGAAGCAAAAAGTCCACCGGCGCCTGCACCTGCCGCAGCGGTACCGAGGAGGCCCACGCCACCGCCACCACCACCGCCACCACCAGCGGCGCCCATTCCCCCTGACATGTTTTCTAAAATGTCACGAATTTCTTCTAATAACTTAACAACATCGTCTGACTCTTTTACACCACCATCAAAACCTTCTTTTGCTAATTGTTCTTTTTTAGATTGTTTTATTTCTCTTTGTTCTTTTTTGTCGTCGTCTTTTGCTTCTTGCTTTGTAACTTCCAATAACTCGCCAGCAGTGTTGAGCCCGGTGTTTTGTTGTTTCTGCTCAAAGGCGACAGCGGCTTCTTTTTTAGCAACAGCTTCTTGTTGACCGGCTGTATAAAAATTAGACAATCCTCCGGTGTTAGGATCGCCAAATAATCTTGTTGGTGAGAACGCCTGCTTTATTGCCTTAAACCCTGTGGCGTCTTGATCTATGTTTAAGGCTTCTTTAATACGGCTTCCTTTATTTAAATCTTTTTGTAATGTATCCATGCCTAACTTGCTAATAAGCGCGTCTCCTTGCTCACCTGCAGTTAGTCTTAATGTCTCTTTTTGTTGTATAATTTTTTGTTTTGCTTCTAAAGCGTCTTGCCCTCTTAGAGTTTGGGCATTTTGCATCATATCAATAAGTTTTTTCAACTCATCTTTTGTACCAGGCTCTGCTTTATCCATCATTTTCTGGATAGAGCCAGCGTTGTCACCTAAACTTCTAGATATATTAGCAGATGCTGAAGATATACCAAACTGATTTGCTTTTGTTGTTGTAGCTAAAGTGGGGCCTGTAGTTGCACCCTTTTTAATAGAGTTGGCAAGCATTGAGATACGACTTTCACTATCTTGATATGCTTCTTCATTAGCATATCGTCCTGATTTTTCGTCTCTGTATTTTGTCCTGCCTTGTTTGTCTACTTCTTGTCGTACAGTAGACTTACCGCCAATACGCACTTTATCCATTGCGTTAACATCTTCACCGCGAACATCTTTCTGAGACTGATCTTTAATCTCTCTTTCTGCGGCAATCCGTTCGTCAGACTTTTGATCAACAGCGGAAGAATCGCCTTGGCGCGCACCTTGAGCATCGCCAGACAATTGCTTTTCTAATCGTCGAACCTCTTTTCTTTTTCTAGAAACTTTTAGTTTGTGATCGGCTGCTTTTTTGCCTTCTAAACCAATACCTTCTTCTAGAAGCTGTTCTAATTCTTCCTGTGCCTGTCTAATTTTTGAACGGTCTAATGCCATTTTTTAACCCTTGTTTTGTTGTTGTTTTTCTGCTTTCTTAGCCAAGTGCTGTATCAACATAGTAACATAAACTTCTCTTTCCCAGGGCATCATATCTTCTAACTCTGTTAAACTATAATGATGTTCTTGCATCAATAAGAAATTCGTTTTGTAATAATTCTCCAACGAATCCTGAGAAAGAGTTAGCCGAAAAAATGTTCATATCCATTAATGTAAACTTGATTGTCCTCTTTACATTTGGGACAATTATAATCAATAGTCTTTTCCAAATAAGGCATTGTTTCAAAGTACTCTCTGATATCTTTTAATGTCTGAATTGGTAAGCCTTCAATGAACTCGAGTGCCTCTTCGTCACTTACTTCTGAAAAGTCAATAACTTCATCTGCAGTATACACATTTTTAATACACGCTCTGATAATATCTAAATCATCAGTTTCTTCAATTTTAGAAACTAATGTGCTTGTCGGGTATCGTAAAATTAATCCTGCTTCTTCATTTACAGCAATTTTTTTCTCATAATCAACGTCATCTCTATTAAGTGTAAACTCATTAAAGTTTACCTCCCATGGCGAAGTTGCATCGCAGTTTCCACAAATTAGTGTAAATGGGTGAGTTTCTCCCACCGATTTTGCTTTAATTTGTAAAAACAACCACTGTAAATCAAACATAGTTAAATTTTCAACATTTAACTCGTCTAATAAACAGTTTTGGCAAACTTGTTGACAACAAGCAATCATTTCTTGATAATTGTCAGACGCAGCTGCCATTGTTAATAGTTTTTCTTCCTTTACAAGGAAGGGCCTACATTTGTATTCTTTTTTACTTGACTTTAAAGTAACTTTAAAGGTAGGCGTTTCAAATTTTGGTAACATAATTTTCTCCATTATTTTTTACTGTCGCTCCCACCAGGTTGATGCGAAAGTACACGATAGTCTAATAATACCTGGATTTCCTGCACTGACAGGAACTACGTTTAGAAGCTTAGGAAATGCATCATATAGCATCCATGAGCCTGTTATTTCGTCTTTAGTGTTAAGTGTTGAAACTTTAACTTGTCCCATATAGTCTGAAGGAAATGCTAGTTCTTTAGATCTTGGACTTGCAATATAGTTCATCCAATTTTCTAACATGGAACGTATTCCCCATCCTTCATCACAAACAAAAGTATAAACATACTCCTCACCTAAAAACTCTATATTTTTGACTCTCATTTCTGTCCATGCACCAACCTTAAGGGGAGCTACTGTTCCTGATAGTCCGGGAACTTGTGCTTCTTCACAAAGAATAGAAGCAAGTCTTGTAGCGTTACCTGCCCCAACTGCTGCGGGAGGAAAAAAACTAACCTCAAATCTATCTGATCTTTGTGTTTGTGAATTGCGAACCGTTCCTAAAAAGTCGCTAATTTTAAAACTTGAATTTGCCATTATAGTGAATTCCTGCTATCGGACCATACTTCCTGATTGGTTGCTCCTTTGAAATCCGCCAAAGGTAATAATATTGCAGCCTTCCAGTGTTCTGGATCTACTTTTAAAAATCTTGATTTTACATGGCTTACTAGGTATCTCTTTACACATGGTTTTACTCCCTTAAATCTGGAAGTATTTTTTAACAATCCCCATGCAGCATCCATTTTACCTTCGTTTGTATAATCTAACAGTTTGCCAAGAAGTTGCATTCTAAGCATAGGGGGTATGTAATGTAAGTTTAATCCGTACCACCCACCTTTAGTATTTTCATAAGGTATACAAAGTGGAAATTTATCCCAATAAGGTAAAGTGTCTTTTGTCTTTGGATCATACAAAAACATATACATATGACCTATCTCTAAAGAGCCTTTTAACTCTCCGATATCTGATCTAAAAACAGAAGATTGATTTTGTATGTTTCCTGCTAATCTATTAATCGCAGACATATACCAACGATAGGATCTATCTTGGGTACCTGCTTCTGTTTTAATATCTGTAAACGGTGTAGTCGCCATACCACTATTTATAATGGTAAGCCGAGCTCCTTCTCTGTAATAACCAAAAACTCCCACCCACGATCTAAGCAGAATTCTTTTGCAGTTTCCCACTTAGCTAAGTTTACACCGTATTGCATAACCTCATTAATAAAGCGTTTTGTTTTACGTTTTGGAATTACTGGCTCTTTTGTGAATTTGTAAGGCTTGACTTCTATTAGATATTTTTTGTTGTTTACTTTAATGTAAAAGTCTGGAAAATATCGGTGAACTTTTTTATCTAAAGGAGATCTGTAAGGAATACAAACTTCTTCTGATCCCCACTGTTTTACATCTTTGTTTTTATCACACCAATTCATAAATTTTAGTTCGTAAGAACTTCTATAAATAATGTTAGTCACATCTCCCTTATACTTAGAAGGATTTGTGGGAACATACCTTCCTTGATAAACATCTTTAGAATACATTGACATAAGATCACGAAACCTTTATAAATACTATAACATGTTTATTTATACGGGGAAACCATAAATGGAATGGATAGATAACGTTGTCAATTACTTTACTGGCGACAGAAACGACACGGTTGTAGAAGAGAGAAAACTCGAAAATCAGGTTTCGAGTTATAATGAATCTGTGGAAAACAGAACATATGATTTTACACCTAAAGTTATGTCTTATCCTTCAGATGCAGGCGGCCCTGACATGCCTCATACAGTGGTATTTCATATTAATGTTAGATCTAATAGTTCAATGGGCAAACAACTATTTGATCAAAAAGGAAATGATGAGGACTGGGCTGCTAGCCAACAAGCCTATCAAAACGAATATCTTTCCAAAGAATCTAGAGCAAAAGGTGAAAACGCTGATACAATAATGGGTGCTGGAGCCGCTCTTGCAGCAGGGGGTGCCGCATTGGGTACCCAATTGGGTAATAATCCAAGTAAATTGGCAAAGGCATTATTACCATTAGGTGCTGGAGTAGCGGCAGGAACTATTGTAGGTGCAATGACAGACACTACTACAAAATATAGATTAGACTCTTCAATTAGTTTACACATTAATAATCCCCCACAAGTTAACTATGCTGCAGATTGGGAAACAGCGGAATTAGGCCCTGTAGTTGGTGCATTGGCTAGTGGTAAAACAAGTATTTCAGGACTTGTAAATACGGAAACATCAGAATTATTGGGAAGGGGTGTTATTGCCGCCGCTGCATCTATTCCTAAAGCACTTGGAGTTGATATGAACGTGGCCGGTGCTATTGAAGCAACAACAGGAAAAGTAGCTAACCCTTACAAAGAACAATTATTTAAATCTATGCGTTTTAGAGAGTTTTCTTTTAATTATCAGTTTGTTCCTAGAAATCAACAAGAATATTTAAATGTTCAAAATATCATTTATCAGTTTAAAAGACATATGCACCCTGAAGTTAGCGGAAGCGGTTTGTTTTTAATATATCCTTCAGAATTTAATATTGAATATTATTATAGAGGGAGTCAAAACGTACACATTAATAAGATTGCATCATGTGCTTTAAAAAATATGAAAGTTACATATGGCGGAGATCAATTTAATACAGTCAGAAACACAAACGGTGCTCCTGCAGAAATTAATCTTTCGTTAGAATTTACTGAACTTGATATGCTTAATGCACAAAGAATTGAGGACGGACTATAATGTATTTTAATAATTTACCAACTATTATTTATCCTTTTAAAGATAAAAATATAAGAGTTAGAGATATAGTTAGACGTGTTGGTATTGAAAATAATATAGCAAAAAAAGCGTTATATCAAAAACTTTCTATAGTTAACTATTATGTTACCGACGGAGAAATGCCTGAACATGTTTCAATGGCATTGTACGGGACAGTTGAATATTATTGGACAGTGCTAGTTCTTAATGACATTATAAATCTTAATACAGATTGGCCAATACATCAAAACAATATGTTTGATTATGTAGAAGATAAATATGGTGCAAACAACGCTACAGATACTCATCATTATATTTTAGCAGATACAGAAGACGATGATGAACCAATTATAGTAGACTACGACCCAGCAAAATGGGCAAATAGTGAGATACTTGATGTAACAAACTATGAATATGAAACACAATTAAACGACAACAAAAGACAGATTAAAGTTTTAAGAAAAGATAGTGTTGCTTCGTTTGTTGATAGATATCAAGATTTAATTTCAGGATAATAAATGTCAGCTGAAGATGAAAAAAGTACTGAGCCGGGTGACGTTAAGTTAGAGACAGCAACTCTAACTAATCAATTTGGCAATACTGTAGATATAGAAAATTTTATAGCAGAGGTTAATATTTACGAAGACATCTGGTCTCCCGTTATGTACGGAGATATTGTTCTGTCTGACTCTACAAACCTTATTACAGATTTTCCTATATTAGGAAATGAAACTTTAAAAATTACCTATAGAACAAAAATATTCGAAAAAGCAGCTGCTGGAATGATTGATCATACATTCCAGTGTTACGCTCTAGAAAGTAGAACCTTTTCTAATGATAGAGAACAAGGATTTAAATTACAGTTTATTTCAAAAGAAGGTTATAACGATCAAATTATAACATTATCAGAAACTTTTAGAGGTTATACGCATGAGATTGCGCAAAAGTTATTTGATAAAATTAAAGACGAAGGAAAATTAGTATTAACAGATACCCCTCATCAATTTGAAGTTAGTATTACACCCTGTTTTTGGACGCCTATAAGAACACTAAACTATTTAGCTAAGCTCTGTAGAGGTGCAAACAACGGAGGTACTGACTTTATATTTTTCGAGTCTAACAAAAGTTTTTATTTTTCAACTCTTGAAACAATAATTAAAGAACAAGTGCAAGGAAGTTTGTTTGAACACTATGTAGTAGAACACGGGGGCACAAAAGTACCAAGAAGACAAAATGGATATGGGTATCGCGGTGCAAAACTTCCTGACGGGTTTACTGTTATAGAGGACGTTCAAATACCTTCTACAATGGATATTCTTTCAACACAGGACTCAGGATTTTATTCCAGTGCGGGTCGAGCTTTTAACTTTACAACTGGCGAGCACTTTGAATCTTTTTGGGATGCTAAAAAATATTTTAAAGATTTTGTAAAAACAAATGACGGTGTTCCAATACCTAAAATGGTAAACAGCAATCCTTATGCCAACCAAACATTTATACCTTTGAATTCTTATCTTTATGATGACTTTGAATATAATGATGAATACATTGGACAAACAATGTGGAGAAAATCATATTTTGCCTCTTTCCAACAATATAAATTTAGAATAGAGATACCTGGAAGAACAGACATACAAGTTGGAGATTGTATCTATGTGTCTTTTCCTACAATCAATGAAAAATATGAGGATAATGATAAACCGGTTTTTGACAGATTGTTATCTGGAGTTTATGTTCTCTCAGCAATACACCATAAATTTGATGCTAGTAGACACACTATTCTCGCAGAAGTTATTAGAAACGGCTTAGAATTTAGCTTGGGAGGACAAGAGGGCTAATTATGATTAGTAGAATGAATTTCTTTTGGTGGATTGGTATTGTTGAGGACAGAGCCGATCCAGAATTCCTTGGACGTTATCGTGTTCGTATTATTGGTTATAATACCGGTAATAAGGAAGCATTACCTATTAAAGACTTGCCTTGGGCAGTTTCTATGCTTCCCACTACAACGCCCGGCATCTCTGGTGTAGGTCATAACCCAGCTTTAGTAGAAGGGGCTAGAGTAATTGGATTTTTTGCTGACGGAGACGATATGCAAATGCCAGTTATTATGGGCTGTTTCTCAGCAAACCCACAAAGGGGTCCTGGATTAAAAGAAGACTCATGTGATCCCCCTGATCCATTAATGGGTTTTACAGATCCTTTAGGTGTTTATCCAAAATGTCCTCCAGGTACAGGTTACAACGCTTTAAAAGAGCCAGACTCTAGCAGACTAGCTAGAGGTGAAGATGCAGAACTGCACGCCTCTCTTATTAACAAGAGAGCAATGAGACTTACTGACATTCCTGTCGCTATGGCACCAGATGTTAGTTCTGTTGCAGGACAAAAAGACGGTAAAATTTATCAAAGGACACACTATGACGAGCCTAAGCCTCGTTTTAGTAAAATGGAAGTTGACGGGAATAAAATTAAAGATGTTGGAGAAGCTTCTTATGTACCATTAGGAACAAAACCAACATCAGACCTTATTAAGAAAGGTCAAACTTCAATGTACCCTTACAATAGTGTTTTAGAAACTGAGTCGGGGCATGCCTTTGAAGTAGACGACTCTCCAGGCAATGGTAGAATTCATACTTATCATAACTCGGGTACTTTTGAAGAAATACAATGGGACGGACAAAAGATTACCAAGGTTGTTGGTAATGACTTTAGCATCTTATTAAAAGATAAAAACGTTTATGTAGAGGGACGCCTTACAGTTAATGTTAAGGGCGATGCTCACATGTATGTTAACGGAGATGTTTACGAAGAAATTGACGGGGATAAGTTTGTAACAATTAGAGGGGATAGACATACAAAGATTGGAGGTAACGACATTCTTGAGGTATTGTCTAATCAAAACACACAAATTAACGGCGATAAAGGCTTGCGTGTTTCTGGAGACGACTCAGAAACTATTGTAGGCAATCAGTACCACTCGGTTGGAAAAGATAAACAAACTACAGTTTACGGAGATGTAAAATATAAGCATCTTAAGAACATGAAGGTTACAGTATCAGACAACTGGACCAATCTTGTTGGTGGTAAATATAATTTAGGTGTAGCTGGGCTATATAGCGTTGCTACTACAGACACTGGTTACATTGTCTCTAAAAAGAAAATGACAATAGAATCAAGAGACGATGAATTAGATGTACTTTCAGAGAAGAAGATGTTTATTAGAACTAACGCAGAACAAGAAATTAATGTTGCGGAATCACAATCAACACAGATTGGAGTAGATCAGAATATTGATGTAGGAACTCCGTATGAGCCTGCAGTACCAGAAGAAACAGATGCAGAAGGAAATGTTACACAAGAGGCGGCGCCAGAAAAACCAGCAACTGGTGGAAACAAAGTTACTACAATACACAATGGTTACTACATACATCAAAATACAGAAGGAACAGGATTCTTGAGTGATGTTTCAATAATGAGTTCTGGTACACAATCAGGCTTGTTGAATGTTGAAGATACTATCCATGCAGGCGGAGATGTTTCAACAGATGCAGGCAATGGACCTACATTGGCTACACATAAACATAAAGAGATACCAGGTAGCGGCGCTCCAGCAGATACAACAGAACCGGACGCATAAGGAACTATAATGGCATCATTTGATAGATATTTAGAACACGAAAAAATGTTTTCCTTAGGGTGGGATACTCCTCTCAATCCTGAGGAGAACCCTGTTCTTGAGCTAGCTGAAAAAGGTAGTATTTCTGATTTTAGAGTTAATAACAACGGTGTAGCTTATTTTCCTTTCTCTAGAGGAACTTATGTTGAGGGAAGCGCAAAAATTCCTGATGGTGTTTCTAATGAAGGGGATAAGGATTGGGGAGAGAGAAGATTTTTTGTTCATATCCCAGTTGATGCATTTAAAGACATAACAGGTTTTTCAGATAGCACATTTGCAAATATAACAGTAACTATCAGTCAAAATATAGGTTCAAATCCTATTACTGTAGATTCCAAATTACAAAAAGTAAGCGGATTTTATCAAGGTGAACATACAGTTGATGGTGTTAGATACTGGCGTTATATGTTTTTCATTGTTCACGGAAACGTCAATCCCTCTGTCAATTCTTTAGAAATTCCATATGATGGCTTTGAAGGTTATATTGGAATTCATTTAACACAAGAGCCTGGAAATTTAGAATCTGTTTTTAAGACAGTAAACGCTCAATCAATTCCAATGAAGATTTATTCTGTATTACAAAAATCTTCTCAGGCAAGGTTTTATGGTGGAGAAATTGTAGACGCTAAAACCGGTCCTATTGAGTTTGTTAGAATTGTTGAACCTGGAGAAAGACTATCAGCTGGTAATGTCCGTTCTAGAAGATCTCCAGGCAACCTTGGAAATAACGCCACCTTTGAATATACAATTTCTGCTGTTAACCTTGGAACTCTAACAAATGTAAGTGTAGTTGATCGAGGAGAAGGATACAAAGTTGGAGATCGTTTTTATGTTGATGAGGTAACAACCAGTTATAGTTATCCTATTCCTGCTGTTATTGAAGTAACAAAATTATATGAACCCACTGCAGAAGGCGGAGGAGATGCTCCCGGCGGCGGAGGAGGCGGGAGCGCTACCGGCGGCGGAGGAGGCGGGAGCGCTACCGGCGGCGGAGGAGGCGGAGGCTCAGGGGGCGCTTCTAGTCCACCTGCTGGCCAGCCTCCAAGTTCTAAGCCACCTAAGACACCTAAGCCCCCAGCAAACTATCCTGGTATTACTGATGGTATTGGTTTTGGCGATCCAAGTGATTGTGGACCTGCAAAAGGACTAAGAGAATTAGCACAAAAAATACTCGAGTTTGACGAAGCTTTTGATGATTTGTTAGACTCTGTTTTGTTTGGAGTTTCCGATCTTCTTGATTCTGTTGAAACCTTAATTGAAGCCGAGCTAGGTTCTCTCAAAGACGCATTGGTTGCCATGATTCCCGATGCAGTAAAAGAAAAAGCCGATAACTTAGAAGGCGGCCTTAAAGAGGCACTGGATTTAGTTGACAAAATTGCTGCCGGTGGAAACGAAGCTCTTGCTGCTGCAGCAAAGATGCAACAATTAGGTAAAAAGTGGGGCGGCATTATTGACAGTCTTGGAGGATTTGAATTCTCAGGCAATCCAATAAGAGACTTTGATCAGCTGTTAGGTTTAGCATCTAGTCTTTTAGGGCAAGGAGCAACAGATATAGCGGCTCTTTGTAAGTTATTGCCTAGCATTAACGAGGACCCTTCAGGTGAGATTATTGTAAAATCTACAGGCATCACCTTCCCTGAAGTAGATGCTAAAGCAATATTAAAAGGATACAAACTACCACCTTTACCGGAACCTGTATTTACAATTGATATTGCTGCTAGAATAGGAGAAGCAGAAGCAAGATTCGAAAACTTTGAACCACCAAAAATATATAAAGGACCACAGGGCTAATTGTTATAAATACATTTATGCCAATACAAACAGCCAAAACAAGTAGAATATATAAGGACCTGGATTTAAACTTTACAGCAAATCCGGCTACCGGAGATATCTCTAAGGTTGTCGATGTAAATGCAGTCAAACAAGCACTCATTAGTTTAGTGTCTACAAATTTTAATGAAAGATTATTTAGACCTAGACTAGGAACCGGCATTAGAGGATTATTGTTTGAAAATGTTAGTCCTCAGGTTGCCGTAGCATTACAAAAAATTGTAGAACAAGTCATTACTAATTATGAGCCAAGAGTTGGCCTTGATAGAGTTGACGTTCAGCCAGCAGTTGATCTAAACTCGTATAGTGTGGCGATCTATTATACCGTGAGAGGCGTTGATTCGCCTCAAACACTTTCATTAAATTTAAGGAGATTAAGATAAAATGGCTAATAAAATTACTATTATCCGAGAAGAAAAGCCTGAAACTGCTGAATGGTTTGATGATCATTTAGAGTCAATTACAGACTATTCAGATAGTCCTAGATTTGAAGGCTTACACCCTCATGTGATCGAAGCATCTTATGCTATTGATCCCGCCTTTCCAACCTCAGAAGAACTAAACACTGACAAGAGTCAGTTAATTGTTACATCTTCTGATAATTGGGGGGATTACAAGGAAACTAGAATTAAATGCACTGACGAAGATCCAGTGTTGTGGTTAGATCCAAAGCCACAAGAAGCCTTAGACAGAGACGCTTGGAATGCTGAAAATGGCATTACCTTAACAGTTACTACTGTCGACGCTGACGAAGATTGGGTTGTTGTAGAATAACAAAAAGTAAATCGAGGGTAACATGGCACAACTAGATGTCTCAGAATTAGACTTTGCATCTATTAAGCAAAGCCTACAAACTTATCTGCAAGCTCAAGACGAGTTTTCAGATTATAATTTTGAGGGCTCTGGCCTTTCAATTCTCTTAGACGTCTTAGCTTATAATACACATTATAATGCTATGTTGTCCCACATGATTGTAAACGAAAGTTTTCTTGACAGTGCAGTCAAACGTTCTTCGGTGGTATCCTTAGCAAAGGCTATTGGATACACACCAAGATCAAGACGAGCAGCTGAGGCAACTGTAAATTTAATCGTTTACCCTCCAGCAGGATACACTGATACTATTTTAAGTATTACAAGAGATACTCGTTTTCAAACAACTATTGACGGACAGTTTTACACCTTTTTTCCTCAAACTGGACAATTTTCTATTTTAAGAAATTTTCAGGGAAGAGATTTGTTTGCCTTCCCAGGTTTAAAAATCAAAGAAGGCCGGCGAGTTTCAAATAGTTTTATTGTAAATAGTTCTAACTTAACTGGACCTTTTACGATCCCTAATGCCGGTGTTGACACATCAACACTAAGAGTAAGAGTACAAAACTCTGCAACAGATTTTGGACTTACTACCTTTACACAAAGAGACAAATTTATAGATGTTAAATCTACGACGGCTTCTTATTATATTGAAGAAGGCGCAGATGGTTTATATCAAGTTAGATTTGGTGACGGTGTTGTAGGTAGAGCTCTTGAGGTAGGAAATATTGTTATAATTGATTATCTTGCTACAGTGGGAGCACCTGCCAACAATGCGAGGCAGTTTTCCGTTGGACAAACTCTAACACTATCTACAGAAGAGGTTCAGGTTCAAACTGTTCAAGCATCTGCAGGCGGTGTTGCTAGAGAGTCTGTAGATAGTATTAAGAAAAATGCACCAAGATACAACGCAACAAAAGAACGTGCGGTTACTGCTAGAGATTATCAATCGTTAATTTTAGCAGCAAACCCAAATATTGAATCAGTATCTGTTTGGGGAGGTGAAGATAATGATCCCCCAATTTACGGGAAGGTGTTTTTGTCGTTAAATCCTGTTTCAGGTTCTATTATCACACAGTCAGATAAAGATAAAATTCAAGCAGAAATTATTGGTCCTAAAACACCAATTGCTATTATTCCTGAATTTGTTGATCCAGAGTTTACTTATGTAGGAATTCAATTGAATGTTTCTTACAATTCAAAAGAAACAGGTCTAACTTCTGGACAAATTATTAATTTGGCAAAAGACGCAATTACTAATTATTTTTCTAACAGTTTAAATAGTTTAAATAAACACTTATATTATAACGATTTACACAACGAACTTTTAAATATCAGTGATGCGGTTGTTTCTTTAGCTCTCAATTACAGGTTACAAAAGAGAATTACAACCACTGACATTAATGCAGTAGGTACATATCGTAATACATTTAATGCAAAAATACAACCAAGAACTTTTTACAGTACATGGTTTAATTACGAATTATCAAACAACACATATAAGGTAAAGGTTATTGATGTTCCTAATGCAGATGTAGTAGCTCCAAGTTATAGTGGTATGGGTACTCTCATGTTGGAAGGTACAGACGGCAAAAGAATAGCAAGCATTGGTACTATTGATTATGATACTGGAAAAATAGTATTTCCAGATTTAATTGTCAAGTCAACTTATTCAAACGAAAATATTGTTAGGTTTAATGTTATACCTCATGAAACGGTAAAAGATATTAAAACAGATATACTTACAAGAAATACTATTGTAAGTGAAAATCCAATCATACCTTTGCCTTCTAGAAACACAATATTAAAATTAGATAACACCACGTTTAATACTAATACTGGAAGTCAGAACGGTATGGTTATAACAACAACTGCTAGAGTAAGAGAAGATTAATGTCTCATTACATTCCTAGTTATTACAGGTATGTTTCTAGGTTAACTATCCAAAATGCAGGTAGTGGATATTCTTCTGCGCCAACACTTACAATCTCAGGAGGCGGCGGCACAGGAGCAACAGCTACTGCTGAGGTTTACAGTGGAGAAATTGTAGGCGTAACTGTTACTAATCCAGGAACTGGATACACTAGTTCTCCTACCGTTACTGTAACTGGAGGCGGTGGAGGAGGTGGTGCACAACTTATAGCAATCCTTTCATTTGCTACTGACTCAAGCACTGAATACGATCAAACACATTCACTATTACTGGAACAACAGTTTCCAGAATATATTACAAATCGTTATCCTCAATTTGTTCTATTTCTTAAAAAATATTATGAGTGGATGGCGACGGAAGGTCCAGAAAAGTTTTTATTAAACGAACATGTTAACGATATAGACAAGGCCTCAGAGGCCTTTTTAAACAAGTGGCAAAAATACCTAGGTATCGATTTGCCTAAAATTTTATCGGTAGATAAAACAACTTTACTAAAAAGACTAAAAGACATTTACGAAACTAAAGGATCAAGAAGATCCATTGAAATGTTTTTTAGGATTCTTTACAACGAAGAAGTAGAAGTTTATTATCCACAACACTACTTATTACGCCCATCTGATGGACAGTGGGTTGTAGAAAAGTCAATAAAAATTACTGAAATTGACGGAGGTCCTGATCCTCTTACCCTCCCAGGTAAGGTTGTAGGTATACACTATTATGCTACAACTGGTACAATTACTACAGTTAAAGAAATTGATACAACTGTAGAAAGAGTTGAAAAAATTGCTTACACTGCTCCACAAACTTATGAAGTATATCTTAACTTACCTGATACAGTAACAAAAATAGAAGGTCCTGGAACCGGAGCAACATTTAATATTACTGTTACATCAGGTGTAGTAACCGATGTAGAGGTTTTAAACGGGGGAAGTGAATATATTGCTGCCCCACCTATAAGCATCGGGGACCCAACAGGAATAGGAGCAACAGTAAGAGCAAATATAGAAAACGGACAAATTGCTTCTGTTACAATTACTGACGGAGGGAGTGGTTATACTGATCCTACCGTAATTATAAACACAACACCTATAGAAACTCATCTAGCCATTGGCATGCACGCTTCAATGACTAAGTATGGAGACCTAGTTAGAACACTTGTTTCAGTTTCTACAAATTCCACTTCATACACCTCAGACTCCGGTTTTAGAGTTGGAGATACATTTGAAATTAATGAAACTGGAGACGATGGCAGAGGCTATTCTATCACATACTTTGAAGAAGATTATGTTCTTATTGGTGGTAGAAACGGTGCCTATATTAAAATTCTAGAAGTTGATCCAGATAATTATAACGCACCTGTTGCATGGGAAGTTATATCTGGAGGTTATGGATTTTTAAATGTAAATACTGATCTTAATATAACTTCGAGAAATGGAACAGTAGCTTCAATAAGAATAACATCTGGCTATTTGTTAACTTATGCTGGTAAGTATATTGACGACAAAGGAAAGTTATCTAATGTTAACGTATTACAAGATAACAAAAAATGGCAGAAGTATTCATACGTTGTTAAGACTGGTACTGCTCAAGAACGATGGGAAGGACCTTTAAAAGACTTCATCCACCCCGCGGGCTTAGAAGTATTTTCTGATCTAATTATTAAACATAATGTAGATTTTGCTTCTACCATTAGTGTTGCAATTACTGGTACAGTATTTAGAAAATTCATTACAGACCTTGCATTAGCAGATACATTACTTGTAGAACTTGATTACCGCAAGAATGTAACTGATTTAACACATGTAACAGACTTTGACTTCTTCAGATACGATATGAATAAAGAAGAGGTTGCTGTTGCAATTGAACAAGATTCTAAGTACTTAAGACTTGCTAAGGCAGATGTTGGAAGTGTATCTCAAGTATTTGAAAGAGTCGTAGATTATATAAGAGAACCTTTTGATACTGTATTTAATTCAGACGATCAAGCATTAGATATTACTTTAAACAAAGAAGAAGATCTAACTGCGTCAGAAGCAAATATTAAAGAAATCAATAAACCTATTGACAATACAGTTTCTATTTCAGAAGCTGATACTAAATTATTAAATAAACCGTTTACAGAAACGCTAACTGTTTTACAGTCTTTTGAAAATGTAATACAGTTTATAAGAGTGTTTACTGAAACACAAACTGCATCTGATATTGATATTATAACATATAATAAGAATGTTATAGAAAGTGCAGTATCCACAGATGCTCTTGATAGTTTTGATATAAACAAAGCTATTTCAGAAATACCTTTAGCAACAGAAACAGATGCTAAAGATATTTCAAAACCTGTGACTGACACAGGAACGGTAAGTGATACACCTACTAAACAATTCACTCAACTAATTGAAGGATTTGGTCCTGATGGAGTTGGAGATGACATTAACCTTGATGAAGAACTAAATTTCGGCATTCAGAATTATGTTAATGGTAATTACTTCTTAGAAGATTATGTAGGAACATATTTCACCGTTATAAATAAACAGAAGAGAGTAGCAGATATTTTATCAGCTACAGACAATACAAATTTACAAACAACAACTAATAAACAGGAGTTACTAACAACATCTGATACAGGCTTGGTAGTAGTAGAAAACTATTCAAGTGAAGGCTTCTTCGGAGGCGATTATGTTGGTTCAGGAACACCTATTTAATTACTAAATGGAGAACGAAATGTTAAACAAAGAAACTCAAAAGGCTACAGGTAAAGTTAACGTTGTAGTTAGAGACGAATTCGGTTCTGTAAAACAAGATTTTACAGTTGACAACCTTGTTGTCGACTCTGGATTGGATTTTATTGCATCTAGAATGAACGGCACATCAGAAGCTGTTATGTCACATATGGCTGTTGGTACAGACAACACTGCTGCAGCATCAGCTGATACTGCTTTAGGAACAGAACTTACAAGAGTAGCTCTTGATTCTGCTACTGTTACTAACAATGCTATTGAGTATGTAGCAACTTTTGCTGCTGGTACAGGAACAGGTGCACTAACTGAAGCTGGTGTTTTAAACAACGGCACAGGCGGTACATTACTTTGCAGAACTGTATTTTCAGTAGTCAATAAAGGCGCATCAGACTCTATGACTATTACTTGGACTGTAACAATCAGCTAAGGTAAGAGTTAGTGGCCCTATTACTAAGAAAACTTGGTAGAGTTGAATTAGCTAGATCCTTTTTTAGAGATATAGTTAACGAAAACGACTATTATTATTTTGTAGTTGGCAAAACTACAGCGTGGGAGGATGAGGAAGCTCCTCCTTCTCCCACTGACTCTGATTACTATATCAACGAGTTTAGACGAGAAGCCATGTTTTTACAAAGGGTCAATGATGGCGATGTTTGCCTATTGGCAAGAAGAATAGATTGGGTTAGCGGAACTGTTTATGATTCATATGATCATCAATATTCCGCTAGCTCACCTGCTCAATCAGGAGCTGAGACTCTTGATCAAGCAAATTTTTATGTAATGACGGATGAGTACAAAGTTTATAAGTGTTTAGATAATAATTACAATTCTCAAAGCACATTTAAACCAACAAGTACTAGTACATCTGCATTTGAATTATCAGACGGTTATATTTGGAAGTTTATGTTTGAAGTTTCTGCCGCTGATAGAACTAAGTTTTTAGATTCCTCACACCTACCAGTAAGAAAAATTACTGGTAATCCAACTTTTGATGTAAACGGAGAAATTGATACCATTACAGTAACAGATGGAGGAAGTGGATATACTTCAGCACCCGCAGTCATTATATCCGGAGACGGCACAGGTGCTGTTGCTACAGCTACCTTCTCTGCAGGTGCCGTCGACGGTGTTACTATTGATAACCCCGGCGAAGGATATTCTTTCGCTTTTGTTACCTTTTCCGGTGGCGGAGGATCGGGTGCTGTAGCAGAGGTTACTTTGGGTGATGATGATCCCTCTCCCGTACTTCAATCATCTGTTGAAGCAGCTGCAGTCATGGGAACCATTGATAAAATTAAAATTTTAGATACTGGTGTTGACTATAGCTCAGGTGATGCTTATGTACATATCGAGGGCGACGGCTCAGGCGCTGAGGCAGCATTAACTATTTCTGAACAAACAGGTGCAATATTAGGTATTAATGTTACTAATGCTGGTTCTGGTTATAGTTATGCTACTGTAACTATTGAAAACGGCCCTGTTGGTATTGGTGTTAATGCTCGCGCTGAGGCAGTAATATCTCCTCAAGGAGGACACGGATCTAACGCAATAAGAGAATTATTTGCAACCACAGTTGGTGTAAATATATCATTCTCTGATAATTCAAATGCAGATTTAATATTAGGTAATGATTTTAGACAAGTAGGCGTAATTAAAAACGTTTACACTTATGATGAATCGAGTTACTTTACAAATCTTACTGCAACGTCTTGTTATGTTGTTAATGTAAATGACAAAATTCCTTACACCGTAGATGATGTTATTACTAATTCAGACGGTGGTAAGTTTAGAGTAGCACAAATTGTAGACAATACAGACGGAAGTACTTTTGATTTATATTTGGTAGCAGATATACCAGTTATAACAGATCAAAGTGTTCTAGAAAATACTACAACAGGCGTTAGCGGTTTAAGTATAAATAGTGTAACAGAACCGGAAGTTAAAATGTCTACAGGGGAGGTAACATATATTGAAAACAGATCCCCCATTACAAGATCTTCCGACCAAGTAGAAAACATTAGTTTAGTTATAGATTTTTAGGACACAATAAATGGCAATTAATTTAAACGCAGCTCCATATTTTGATGATTTTGATCCTACCAAAGGCTTTCAGCGAATTTTATTTAAGCCAGGTGTTGCTGTACAGGCAAGGGAGTTAACACAGCTCCAAACATTGTTACAAGACAACATCAAATCTCTTGGCAACTGGGCAATTACTGAAGGTACAGTAATTACAGGTTGTGCAGAAACTATTACTGATGTTCCTTATATTAAAGTTAACGATACAGACTTTAATGGAAATGATGTTTCAAATCTTTCACAGGTTGTTGGATCCAAACTATATGGAGCAACATCTCAAGTTTCTGCTTATGTTCGCTATGTTGCACAGGGAAGTGAAACTGATGCACCCGATTTAAAGGCATTATACATCGACTATGTTGGCGGAAGAGGTACAGCAAAAGAGTTTTTACCTAATGAAAAATTAACAGTAGTAGAAGGGGATGGAATCGGTAGAACATTTGTAACTAATAATACTACTTCTGGAACTGCAAGAGAAATTTGGTATGGTAAAACTAAAAGAATTTCAATTACAGAAGGTATTGTTTACTTAGCAGGAAAATTTGTATTAGTAGATGCACAAACGATATTTATTGATACATTAGATACTATGGCTGGTTATTACAGTGTTGGTTGGTTGTTAAGTGAATCAATTGTTCAGTCAGGATCAGATCAGACATTACTAGATCCAGCTCAAGGTTCTTACAACCACAACGCACCAGGTGCAGACAGATTAAAATATACTGTAAATTTAACCTCTCTTAAACTACAAGAGTATGGTGTTGAATTAGGTACAGAAATTCCAGATGATTTTTATCATTGGATAGATTTTAAATACGGAGCAATTTTAAAAGTAGATACCAAAACAGATCCATTTGCTTCTTTAGGTAAAGAAATTGCTAAAAGATTTTATGACAACTCAGGTGATTACACCATTAGAGGACATAAAGTTGATGTTATTGAGCATTTAGAAGATGGTAATGGAAATGGAGGATGGTTATCACTTGCCGATCTTGGAGATAGTTCAAAATTAGCTGTTACTGTTGCTCCCGGTAAATCGGTAGTACAAGGATTTCCTAGAGAAACATATGAAACAGTAAGAATAGCTATTGATAAATCAACCAACTATGTTACCAAAGAAGGCATTCCAATTGGTACTGCGTATGGTAACTATGTAAACATTGAAGAAGTAGTTGGTGTATTTGATGTTGATGGCGGGGGTATAGTAGACCTTTATGATACCGCACAAAACAAAGTAACTGCTGGAAGTGGCTCCGGAACAGGAACAGCTTCAGGAACAAAAGTAGGTACTGCAAGAGTTAGACATGTTACCCACTCAGACGGAACAGCTGGCACAGCTGCAGCAGTATACAGATTATACCTTTATGATATTAAGATGTTATCTGGGGAGTTTAGTGCAGTTAGATCTATTTATTACAACTATTCTGGCACAGAAGCATTTGGAGACATTGTTCTAGATAGTGGACTTGCAGAGATAAAAGAAACTTCTTTTAATAAGTTCTTATGGAGACTACCTAAGAAAAATATTAGAACACTTCGAGCAGATGCTGGGGGAACAGCATATGACTATAATTTCCAATACACTAAAGAGTTTGATATCTCAGTTGGTTTAACTGGACAATTTACTTTAACACTTTCTACTGACGAAACTTTCCCTTACACAAGTTTTACACAAACAGTCATTGAAAATAACTTCTCAATGGTTTTAAAGGGAGGAGTTACTTTAACTCCTGCAGGACTTAAAAATAATGGAGACTGGTTAGATTTAACAGGCGCTACATTTACTCTTAACAATCCTCAGTCCTTAACTATTGATTTGCCAGACACTTTTTCAATTGCAACAAATGCAAGAGTATATGTTAACGTACAAAGAGCAGATACTGCACCAACATCTAAATCTATTGTTGAAGATAGATACGTTAAAATTGATACTGCCACACATGTCAACGGCACAAGTGGAACATACTTACTTGGTGTAGCTGATGGTTTCCGTGTAAAAGAAATTACAGCATCATCAAATTCAGATTACGAAACTGGTGCAATTGATGTAACAAATCAGTTTATTTTTGATAATGGACAAGGCGATAATTATTACGGACATTGTAAGATTATTAAAAAACAAGGTGCAACAGTAAACTTAGCTACACTTCCTTATATTCTTGTTAAGTTTGATTACTTTACACATACTAGTAACGGTGCCTCTTTCTTCTGCGTGGATTCATATCCTGTAGATGATACAGGTGTTTCAGGAATTAAGACAGAAGAAATTCCGTTATATCGTTCACAGAAGTATGGAGATTTTAATTTAAAAGATTGTGTCGACTTTAGACCTAGAATGACAGACACTGCATCTCCAACTTCATCAGTAGCTACTGCACCAGAGAATCCTTCTCAAGTACAACAAATTGACAGACCTGCAGATGGTTTGACTAACCCTGTACCTGTAGAACAATTTTCAACAGACTTACAATATTACAGAGGACGCGGCGCAAGAGTAATTTTAGACGGAGAAGGAAATTTTAGAGTCCTCGAGTCAGATTACAAAGATAATCCTGTCTTACCTCAAATGGTTCCAGATGCAATGGAACTAGCAGCTTTTATTATTCCACCATATCCAAGTTTATCAGCAGCTGCTGCAAAAAATATCAACAGACAAGATTATAGAATTAATATTAAACATAACGACAATAGACGTTATACAATGCGTGATATTGGTCAACTCGATCAAAGAATCACAAGAATGGAATACTATACTGCATTGAGTTTGTTAGAAAAAAATGCGGCAGAGTTAACTATTCGAGATGCTAATAACAATGACAGATTTAAAAACGGTATTCTTGTAGACAATTTTAGAGGACACAACATTTCAGCAGTTAGTGATGACGATTTCCACGCTGCTATTGATCCTAAAAGACAAGAATTAAGGCCTTTCTTTAACCAAGAACAAATTCCGTTGATGGTGAGTGCTTCATCTGCAACAAACGTATTAGTAAAAAGACCTAATGTTCTTGAATATCCTCAACTTAAAGAGGGTGTAGCAATGTTGCCTTATGCAACCGGGCCTTTAACAGCACAAAAACAAGCAAGTAATTATACAAACTTAGTAACAGAGCTTTTATTTAACTACAATGGTGACATGGTAATAGATCCTGAATTTGACACTTTTGTAGACACCTCAACTCTTCCAGCAATTACTGCAAACTTTAACGGCTTGTATGACAACATGGTACAAATGGCAGATGCTTTTGGAACACAATGGGGTGCATGGGAAGATGTTGGAACAGCAAGCGTTTCTCAAACTAGTGTTTCAGTAGACAGAGCTGTTGCCCCAGGACAAGGTAACGGGACTGCTGATACATATACAACCACAACAACAACACAGAATCAACAGTCAGTTGGAACCTCATTGGTTATTGGAGAGGGTGGTTCTGAAACACAAGATTTAGGCGAACGTGTAGTTAATACAAGCGTTGTTCCTTTTATGAGATCTATAATTATCAACTTTAATGCATCTCGCTTAAGGCCTAATACAAGAGTATATCCTTTCTTCGATGGTATTAATGTTTCACAACATTGCCGTCCAGCTTGGGCTGGAGATAATGATTACGGAGATCCTTTACTCACAGACGCATCCGGTAATATTAGAGGCTCTTTTAGAGTGCCAGCAGGAGTATTTAGAACAGGTAATAGAAATTTTCTATTAGTTGACGATGCTCAAAATAGAGAACTGTTTATTACAACAAGCACTGTTTCTCAATTTTATTCATCGGGCTTATCACAACAAAAACAAGGAACTATTGTATCTTTAAGAACTGCAACAGTTAACGCGGTTCATACAACTCGAGATAGAACAGTAACAGATACATCTTTAAGTTTTGTTCCTGGGGGCGGAACACCACTACCTCCTCCCACAGAAACAATTATACCTAATCCTATTCCGGTACCAGGTCCTACTGTTTATGTTCCGCCTGTTACTGTTTTCGTGCCACAGCCATCAAACCCGGTAGTAACTCCTAGGCCGACGCCAGTGCCTACTCCTATTGTTCCGCCACCAACGGGGCAACCACCTACGCCGGAGCCACCAACGCCGGAGCCTGTTATACCTACGCCGGTACCGCCGACACCTACGCCGGTACCGCCAACACCAGAGCCTACTGATCCTCCCCCGACAGCGGAGCCACCTCCACCTCCGCCAACAACCGACTGGCAGTCACTTCTTGACGATATCATGGATGACTTTTGGGTGAACGAGGGCGCATGGGGCATGGCAATGGATCCATTAGCTCAAACATTTATGGTTCAGAACCACCCTGGAGGTTGTTTTATTGATTCAATTGATCTTTTCTTTGCTACTAGATCCGAATCTTTAGGTGTTAAATTACAAATTAGAGAAGTTATTAATGGTATGCCAGGACCAAGAGTTTTACCTTTTGGTGAGGTTCATTTAAATGGTGGACAGATTCAGATTTCCGGAAAAGATCCATCAACTGGTGCTGCACAATTTGTTGGAACAAGATTCCAATTCCCAGTGCCTGTTTACTTACAAAATAATACCGAATATTGTTTTGTGCCAATTCCTGATAATGATAACGATTCATATAATGTTTGGACAGCAACTCTTGGGGAAAATCACTACGGTACAGACCAAAGAATTGACAAACAACCACATGGTGGTATGATGTTCTCATCTGCTAATAACAGAACTTGGACTCCTCGCCAAGGTGAAGACATGATGTTCCAAATCAATAAGTGTATTTTCCAAACAGGAAGTAAAACTTTAAGAATGGTTAACAAGCCATATGATTGGATGTCATTTGAAAATTGGTCCTTTGATGCAGAAAAATTTGAACCAGGAACTATTTTACATGCTTTTGATCCTACAGTTGATACAGCCGGCGCTGGTTATACATCAGCCCCCACAGTAACAATTACTGGAGGCGGTGGCTCAGGTGCTACTGCAACTGCAACAGTAAATACTTCAACTGGAGAACTAACAGGAATCACAATTACAAATCCAGGAGTTGGTTATATTTCGGCACCAACAGTATCTATTACTGGCGGCGGCGCGACTACAGACGCTACAGCGTCTTTAGACTTAAAAACAGCTGTCGTAAGAGAATGGAATACCTTATACAGCTATGCAACAGCAGAACAAGCATTTGGAGCATTTACGTTTAACGTAGGAGATTTAATAGGTTCTTCTGTTGGTTATGCATCACTATCTTCTTTAACAGATAAAATAGTGGACGCCTTTGTAATTACGAACGGTGCGCTGCAAACGAATAACACTACTATTAGATCTTCCATTGCTTGGACACAAACTGGTTCAATTGCTGCAGGAACTGAATTTGATCCCGCAGATATTGGCTTTACAACTGAACTAGAAAATCAGAAAACAATTTACAGCAGAAGCAATGAGGTTGACACTTATAGTGGTAACAAAACATTTAACATGGATGTTGTTCTAAGTTCAAGTTCTTCTAATGTATCTCCAATGGTTGATGTTGCAGCCGTAACAGCATTGTGTTTTAAGAATGATATAAACAACACAACAAACGGAGAAGATGGAAGAAGAGGTGGAGATTCCGCTTCTAGATATATTTCAAGACGTGTTACATTAGACGAAGGACAAGATGCAGAAGATATGCAAGTGTTCCTAGCAAACAAACTTCCAGAAGGAGCTAATGTTTATGCGTACTTCAAAGGTTTAAACTCAAACGATCCAGGTGTATTAACAGAAGATGCTCATTGGGTTCCATTAGAGCTTGAAGCAAAACCAGAAGACACAACCGATGACTTTATTGAATATGTTTATAGTATTCCTGAAAAAACAAGTCTTGGAGGGGGAGCAAAAACCGATGATGCGGGCGTAGACCCTGTTACTGGTGTATTTGAATACGATGTGCATGTAATTAGCAGTATCGCAGTAACAAATGGTGGAAGTGGTTACACTTCACAACCTACTGTAACCATTACCCACTCGGGCGGATATTTAGATGGATACGGTGCAACAGCAACTGCTGATGTTAATACAGGTACAGGACAGATTACAGCAATTAATATTGAAGATCCAGGTAGAGATTATAAGGGTGGTACTGTTACAGTAACCATTACTGGAGGCGGTGGCTCAAGTGCTACTGCAACTGCAACACAGAGCATAACTACATATAAAACGTACAAACAGTTTGCTATTAAGGTTGTGCCAACGGCGTCTAATACAGCGCAAGTGCCTAAGATTAAAGACTTACGAGCTATAGCGTTGCAGGTATAAGATTATGAAAGATATAAATACGATTGCTATAGAAGGAAGAACAGATTTTGTTAGAGACTTATCTTCTAAAGCACTATTGTCTTGTAATAAAAGAGGTTTGCAAGACTACAAATTGAGAAAGAAAAACAGTGATAATCAACGTGCTAAATTAGATAAGTGCGTAGATGATATAAATAGTCTCAGAGATGAGATTAATGAAATTAAGAGTATGTTAAAATTAATAACTTCTAAATTTAACTAAAAAGGTAAAGAAATGGCAACACTTACATTAAGAACAGTTAAAGGTAGCCCTTTAACGAATACTGAAGTTGACAATAACTTTACCAACCTAAATACTGATAAGTACGAGAGCGGTGATAATATGGCTCCAACTGACTTAGATGTCGGTGGAGATTTAACAGTAACAGGATCATCTTCATTTAGTGTAGGCGGTTCTGTTTCAGCAGCAGGTACAACACAAGGAGATGCTACTTCACTTACATCTACCTATAATGTTGTAACCGCAGCAGCCGCTAATCAGGGTGTCGTACTCCCATCAGCAGTAACAGGGTTGGTGGTAAAGATTGTTAACGACACATCAGTAAACATTAACGTTTATCCAGGGACTTCAGATCAAATTGACGCTAACGGTACAAACGTAGCGAAATCTTTAGGGCCGGGCATGACTATGGAACTTATTGCAGTTTCAGGTTCCAAATGGAACAGCATGGCCGATGTACTTGTTTTTGATTCATCTGGCACTAGAATTAACTAAGGACGAGGACTATGAGACCATTAAGAGTAAAAGCATCTGGAACACCGATTACGTCCTCAAACTTCCAAGGTTTGCAGGAAATGACAGATGGAGAGATTCAAGAGTATCTCTCTTATGTAATTACAAAAAAGTTTGCATCTGATACAGATGGAACAGGTACAGCAGAATTAAATGTAGATACCGCTAACGCTCTCAGCGGCACATCTATTGGTACGTTTACTGATACTATTAGACAAGATAGTATTGGAGATCACCCAACTGCTGGCGCAACAAGCAGCACAACATATTATTTTAAACAAGTAACATCAGCAGCTACTGAAAGTATTACTACCAGACCCGTAGGCTACGACGGCGGTATTAAAGAATTTGATGACACTGCGTTAGATACAGACATTTTAGATAAAGTTATTGGCGACATGGTAGGTGAGACTACCTATACAGCAGGACAATATGTACTAGCTGGCTCAGCTCCAGCTGGAGGTACTTGGACTTCTCGATACACGATTACTGATACTGCACAAGGCGGTAACAGCACCACATATTTGTGGCAAAAAACAACACCAACAAATACAGGCAACTCTGATTTAGCTTCTATGAAAGTTAGCTCTTCAAGTGCTACAATGATGACAGAAGCAGAAATTGAGCAACTTGTACCTAACTTTAGAAATAGAATTATTGCTAATGGTGTTGGTACTTACGCATTACAAGCATCTGCTCCTACTAGCGGCGGAACATGGACACAGATGGGTAATGATTTTACTGATACAAGACAAGCAGTTGCATCTGAAAACTATGTAGGTTCTTACACAGGACCATATGCTGGAACATACAGCGGAACATACTCAGGCAACTATGTTGGTAGCTATGTTGGTCCTAAAACGTATAGTGGTTCTTATACTGGAACTTACTCAGGTACCTATGCTGGTAACTATGTAGGGACATCTGCTTATGCAGGTGGTTACTCAGGTGCATATGCCGGAGCATACACTGGTAACTATACTCTTTTTTATGCAGGTTATGCACACGCAACATATACTGGATATTATACCGGGTACTATACTGGTTACTATACCGGATATTACACTGGAGCTAAAACATATTCAGGAACATACAGCGGAACATACTCTGGACCTTACGTTGGTTACTATGTTGGAACATCAGCATATACAGGAACATATACAGGTTATTATACTGGTTCTTATGTAGGTTACTACTCCGGTACATATACTGGAACATACGCTGGAGATACTATCCAAGCTACAAAAGATACAGTGTCAACAATTAGGCTTTGGTTAAGAACTGCATAATATACTTGACAAGACATTATACATATAGTATAATATAGATAAATTTCTACATAATGGAGTGAATACATAATGCCAGAAGTGCAAAATGAATTTGATTTACAAGACGTTAAAGTCGATCTTGTAGATCCTGCTAAAGCAAAAAAAGACGACCTGACGTACGAGTTTCCTTATTGGTCTAATAAGGAACATCGTCATCTTATCGTTACCGCAGTTACACCCACAGGACAAAAACGTATCATGTCTATTATGGATAGAGATGGTACGAATCCTGATATGCAACTTATTCTTTCTCAATATACAGAAGAGGATATTGATAAGAATACAGAGGATAGTTTAAAAAGACGTAACGAAAATATCAAACGTCAAATGGAAAGGCGTGAAGCACAGGCTGCAAGAGCAAAACAAGAGCAGCTATTTGGTGCAAAATTAGAAGCGTTTGAGATTGAAGAAATTAAAAACTCTAAAAATTCAGAGTTTAAACGACTAATAAGAAAATCTAAATCTCCTATGGAAGTTGCAGCTTACTGTACGCTTCTACTTAACGAAGAACGAGCATTGGATCCTTTGGTAAGAGCTAAAAACGAGGCTCTTGAAATGCTAGACATTAAACAGTCTAGGAACCCCCTAAAGAAAAAAATCCACTCAGCAGAAACTGTTACTGAGGTTATGCTATATGCTACATTAATTCTTCAAAAGGAGATTGATAATGCCAAAAAGAAAAAGTAAGGAAGTCGTAAGAGAAGGAAAAGGTTTTTTATTAGTAGCAACAAAAAGAGTAGGTTACTATAAAGCCGCTGTTAAACTTGCAGAGTCTATTCTAGACTTTTGGCCTGATGCAAGAATCACATTGTTTACAGAAGAACGTTGGATTGATCAAAAGAGCGATGAGTGTTCTTTAGGTACAGGCGACTATCAGTTATTTGAAAATGTTATTACTTGGGAAGTGCCATCACATCTCCGAGCTAAACTTTGGGCGTTGCAACATACTCCATACAAAACAACTTGTTATTTAGATTGCGATATGTATTGCGAACATGAGGATATTGAAAACATTTTTGATCTATTGGAAGATAAAGATCTAGTGTTTACAAAGATCCGTCCATACAATGCCAAGTTAACTAAACTTTCTAACACTGAAGAAATGACTGCACACTGTGGCTGGTTCATTTATAATGACAAACCTGAAACTATTAAGCTAATGAGCTCTTGGTGGGGAGAATATAATCGTCAACAAGAACCAGATTATGAGTTAGAACATTATCCTAGGGATGCAACTAAGTGGGACACTTTTACAATGTGGAGGCTTTTAGAGTATAGCGATCACGGTGTAAACTGGGGCTTTGTAAAAGATCCTGATGCAAGATGGAATTTTGTAAATGGCTATAGGGATGAAGAACTACAAGGATCGGAGCGTGTTCTTTATCATTACACTATACCAGAATGGAAACTTGACGAATGAGATGGATTAATGTTAGTCAAGAACTAACCGATTTACTACAACCATACACTGATTGGTTTTTTAATCAAGACTTGACGGATTTAAAACAGGCTATTGATCATAACCGAGCGGGTGGGTACAATGTAATTACTGGTTGTGATAACGCATATTTAGATATGATTGTGAAAAAAGACGGAGAGCATATTGGCTATCCTGAACACACAAACTCTATTGATATTTTAATGGACGGCCGAGCGCCGGAACATCATAGAAGAGAATGTCAAATACTTAATAAAGAACTTTGTTCTTATTTAGGTGCACGAAATCAAGCAGTGCAAGTTTATTATCCTGAAGGGGGATTTATGAGCTGGCACAATAACTGGAATGCTTCTGGTTACAACATTCTTTTATCATACACAAAAAGGGGTAATGGATTTTTTAAATACAGAGATCCAATTACACATGAGATAGTAGAAATGAAAGATAAGCCTGGTTGGTCTTGTAAAGTAGGATACTACGGAAAAGGAAGAGAGCCAGACAAAGTTTATTATCATTGTGCTGGCTCTTACGAAGATCGTTTAACCTTAGGGTTTGTTATTCCTCATTTGGAAATCTGGAGAAATATGATTGAAGATATCTCTGGAGAAGATGCTACTTCGTTCCAATAACCATAAAACGTTCAAATTCATTTAGTCCATCAAACGTCCAGTATTTTTGTTTTATACTACCACTATAGAGAGGATACTTAATACCAGTATTTTCTAAATGAGCTGGTATACTATCTACACAATTAATACCATACATTTCTTTAATAACGTTAGAATTTTGTACAGCAAAAATACACTCTGGGTTAGCGGTTGTTAGTTCTTTTAAGGGGTACATTGTTTCTGCACACATAGAGATTAAAATATCGGATTGTAGTGCATTAATGTCATGAAAAGCAAAAGGTACGTCCCAATTAATGTGGTTAATTTCCACACCGTTTTCACTATAATGTCTATTAAATACTTTAGATAATTCTAATGCATCTTTATCTACATCAATAAGATTTAATTTCTTTACAAATAAATTTTCGCAAAGTAAAGGCACTAAAGGAAACCCTAACCAAGAATTGAGAACTGTAATTGTAAGTTTTCTCTTATCTAAAAACTCATCAAGTTTTTCTACTAACCAAATAGCGGCTTCCATAGAATTTGGATTTAAAGACTTACGAAAGTCTTCGTCTTTGTAGGGCATTTCGTAATGAATTTTATCTAACGCATCACCCCAGTTTTTATAATTGTTTAAGAAGTTATAACTTAACATCTTCTGGTCTCTCCATTGAATCATATAGACAAATTAAAGGCTCTTTTCTTTCTACAAACTGTCTTACATCTGTAGGCCACATATAACCATTATTATAACTATATACCCAACCATCTGGAAAATAGTCTAATTTTAATAATCGTTCCCTTTGATGCCCAAATAAATTATCTAGGCCTCGATAATAATAAAACATCTGTGTAGGATAGTCTTGAACAAATTTTGTAATTTTCTTTGTATCTAAACTGTCATTCCATCTCAATACACTAGAGTTTAGTTCAGTGTATGCCCATGGAATATCCTTTACGTCTGTTTTCATTTTTTTAAGATTGTGCCAATGTGTTCTCACAAAAACTAATCTATCATCACATTCATGATTAACAATACAATCAACATTTTTTTGTATCTTAATATCTAAGTCAAAGAAAAGTTTTTCTCCTCTTTGTCTTACAATTTTATTATCAAACAAATGTAATTTATTCCACCATTTTTCGTAGTAGTTTCCTTCAGGTAAAGGAATAACATTAATGTCTACGTTTAGGTTGTGCGGGAATTCTGTGAGGCAGAAGAACTCAAATTCTTCTGTAATATGCTCTTTGCATAAATTATGTATTCTGTTAACGTATTCGGGTCCATATCTTTCACCCCATTTCACCGTGTAAATATTTATCATTTCCAATGCTCCAATAAGTCTGGATCTACCAACTCATCTTGTTTTGTTTTACCTCTACTCGAATCTTCAAAAGGAAGTAAATCAATATTAAAAACACAAAGTATAGGTTCTGGTCTATACTTGTCTACTTCTAAGTCCCCTGCTTCCCAATCTCTTCCTCTATTAAAAGAGTATGCGAATTCGCTGGGAAAATGTCCCCAAAGAGGATCATTACTAAACTCTCCCCACCTCCAACTATGATAGTTATCTGTACCGTCTGTAAAAGTAAACCAAATTCTTTCTTGATGCTCTAATACATCTTTCCAAATAACTTCTGCCTGATTGTCTCCCCAAACTTGACAAGAGCCATTTGTGTATGCACCATGTGCCAATTTAAACTGTCTTGTTTTCATTGGACGTGGATCTTGCCACCAACTTCTAAGTTTAGTGGGACGTTCTAAGTCATACATAATGATTGGTTCTAAATCATTTTGTACAATTACATCAAGGTCAAGGAATACAAAACGGCCAGTAGGTTTGTCGTCAGCAAAATTGTGCGTATTAAATACAAATGTTTTTGGCCTGTCCCAACACCTTGCCATTCCATATTTGAAATTATCACTACCAAACCAATATTTAGGATGGATATTGGGAATATCAGGAAAGGGGATAACTTTAACATTATCATCCAAACCATCAGGATGCTCAGTGTAGCAATAAAAATGGTGATCAAATTTTTCATCATTCGTATGCCTCTTTGTCATATTATATAGTTTGTTTACAAAGTGAGGTCCGTATTTGGTACCCCATTTACAAACAATATAATTTACTCTTATCCTCTCCATAGTTTTAATAACTTCTCATCTTTTAAGTCTTCAAACTTAATTTGTTCTTTAGCTTTAGGATCGGGCGTATTATCAGTATTAAACAAACAAAATTTTGCTTCAGGTCTAAATTTAAAAGGCTCAATATCTTCTGGATACTTCATACCTCTGTTATAGCTATATACCCAATCTAGAGGTATGTTTTTCCAAAAATCGCGATATCGCCAATAATGATAATTGTCTGAGCCTTTATAAAAAGTAGTAAACACCATTCTGTCGTTTATAAGAACATCGTGATAGATGTGCTTACATTGCTCTCCGTTCCAGCACATTACACTAGAGTTAAAGAAAGTACCACGCATATCAATAAAAAGTCTGTCGTGTTTTTGTTTTGGATCTTGCCAGGTGGTGTGTACTATGCGAGGTTTGTTAGCTAGTACCTCCAAATCATTTATTTTTCCTTGTATAACAACATCTAAATCCAAGTAACACCATTTGCCAGGATAGTGTAGCCACTCGTATGAATTAAATACGAGAAACTTCGCTCTATCCCAGCAATAGTTTTCCTTGTTGAACCAATATTTAGGATGGAGTGTGCCGTCATCAGGAATATATGCACTATCACAAATTAATCCTTCAGGCTCTTCCGTGTAACATGTAAATGTAAAATCTCTTGTATAGTTTTTTTGAACCATTTTATAGAGATTGTTTACATGTTCAGCGGTATATTTTGTACCCCATTTTATACAAACAAAATTCATCATATAAAGAACTTAATCATTTACTACATTTTGAATAACGTAGTCTCTCCCATACATTAATCCATAGTTAACTAGTTCAGAGCAAATATTTGCTGCTTTGTTATCAAATTCTTCTCTGGGTCCTTGTACTACAATTGAAACAAATTCTCCATCTCTTAGTTTGTCTAAAATTTGATTCGTGTCTTGCTTGTCCCATTCGTCAAAACTGCTAAAAAACGCGGTTGCATTTCTTACTGTTCTTGCTTCCATAACATACTCCTATTATATTCATCTGCTAAGTTAGGAAAGTCTTCTTGTCCATTAAGTAAGGCGATTGTATAATTTTCTTTATACTCACCGCCGGAAAATTTAAATGAATATATTTCTTGTTCAGGAAAAAGATCAAATGTAAAATCTTCATGAAAAAGAAATCTATCATCTCCTGCATACTTTACCATGTAATAGTCTGCATTCTCTCTCCAGTAATTATATATGTGAGATGCGTCTTTCCAAAGCATAACACTAGAATTATAGTTACTGAGATAGTTATAAGACCAATCCTTTGATTTTAAAAAAGGAAAGTCCTTATGTTTCCAATAAGTATAACAAATAACTGGATGTTTGTCAAGATAATTCCACATGTGATCCATGTTTTTTTGTATAATTGTATCTAAATCCATATAAAGAACAGAACCCAGATCATTATATCTTAGTAGTTTAATCTTTTCCCAGTGTCCTTCAGGCTCCCAATCCATATTAATAATTTTAATATTTTTGTTCAAACCAGCAGGATTGTCAGTTACACAAACATAATTGTACTTGCCGTTTGTCTTTTCATAAATAGAATTGACAGCGTTCGCTGGGTATTTGTTACCGTATTTTAATGTTAAAATTGTTTTCATTAGAGCCAATAATTTTTATAAATAACAGAGTAAGAGGATAATCACTAATGGCAACTGTAGCGAACATTGTTATTGATCAAGGAACAACATTTTCCACATCAATAAACCTTTCCAATGATGACGGATCTGCAAAAGATCTGTCTGATTATACGGCAAGAGCTCAGTTACGAAAAAGTTATTATACTAATACTTATACAAGTTTTACAACCTCGAAAGTGAATTTAACAGGAGAGTTGACAATTTCTTTGACTGCAGCACAAACCTCCAGCCTTAAAGCTGGCAGATATGTTTATGATGTTGAGATAGAGTCCTCAGCAGAAACACTTCGAGTTTTGGAAGGCATTATAACAGTAACTCCAGAGGTAACACGATAATGGCGATTAAAGTAACGATTCCTACCAGGAGTGGTGGCGTTGTAACAACGACAACATCAACATCTAAAGTTCAAACAGCAACAAAATTAGAAGGTTTGGCTAATGTTGATTTAGAAGGTGCACAAGACGGTTACACATTTACATATAATGCCGATACTGGTAAATGGGAGGCAACTCCTGTTTCTGGTTTAGCAATTTCGTCAGAAAATATACAAAATTTAGACGGCGGAACATACTAGTTTTATAAAAAATAAAAATTGATGATCTTGGTTATTACTAAAAAATAAAATCTAAATATTTAGGAGAAAAATAAATGGCGACAGTTATTCAGATTAAAAGATCTAGTGGTGTAGCCGCACCTACAACAACTGATCTAGCCGAAGCCGAATTAGCGTATAGCCAAGATGCAGCCAATGACGGTGCAAGTGCTATTATGTACATTGAGTCCAAGGACTCAAACGGCACAGCGGTTATTCAGAAAGTAGGCGGTAAATACTACACTGATCTTGTTGATGGAGCTACAAACTCCAACACAGCCTCTGCTATTGTTAAGAGGGATTCCTCAGGCAACTTTACAGCAGGCACAATTACTGCTAACTTAACCGGTGATGTAACTGGTACAGTTAGTGACATTAGCAACCACGACACAGACGATGTATCTGAAGGTGCTTCTAACCTTTACTTTACAGACGCAAGAGCAAGAAGCTCAATTAGTGTAAGTGGTGATTTAAGTTACGACTCTTCAACTGGTGTTATTAGCTTCACAAACGACGCTGGTGACATTGAGAGCGTTGTAGCGGGTACAGGTTTAACAGGTGGCGGCACATCAGGAGACGTTACACTTAACGTTGATATGTCAGCATTTGATACCGATGATTTAGGCGAAGGTTCTTCTAACCTTTACTTTACAGATGCAAGAGCACAAGGTGCTATTTCAGTAGACTCAACACTTAGCAAGTCAGGCGGAGAAATTAGCATGCCTGCTTCTGGTGTTACTGCTGATTCTTATGGTTCTACAACAGCGATTCCTGTTATTACAGTTGACGCACAAGGTAGAATTACAGCAGCTTCTACAGCAGCAATTGCTACATCATTTGATATTTCAGATGGTTCAAACACCGATACAGTTAACGGTGGTGAAACTCTTACATTTGCTGGTACAACTAACGAAACTGAAGTTACTGTTTCTGGTAACCAAGTAGCAGTTGGCCTTGTTACTAACCCAACAATTGGTGGTAACCTAACTGTTTCTGGTAACTTAACAGTAGCTGGTACTACTACACAAGTTGACACCACAAACTTAACAGTAAGCGATCCATTGTTCCAACTAGCTTCTGGCAACAATAGCTCAGATGCAGTAGACATTGGTTTCTTTGGTCTTTATGACACAAGTGGCTCACAAGACCTATACGCTGGTTTATTCCGAGACGCAAACGACGGCAAGTGGAAGCTCTTTAAGGACTCCCAATCTGCTCCTACTACAACTGTAGACACTGCTGCAACAGGTTATGCAGTAGCTACTATGGTAGCAAACGTAGAAGGTAATGTAACAGGTAATATCACCGGTGATATAACTGGTGACGTAACTGGTTCATTATCAGGCGGTACAGTTTCCGGCCTATCTGCTGCTATTGCAGTAGCTGACGGTGGTACAGGTGCTGGTAGCTTTACAGCTAACGGTATTGTGTATGGTAACGGAACAGGTGCTTTACAAGTAACAGCAGCGGGTGCCGACGGTACTTTCCTTGTTTCTAACAACGGAACACCAGAATGGGCATCTACTTTAGACGGTGGAACTTACTAATTGATAATTAAAGGGGGGCTTCGGCCCCCTTACACTGAGGTGGAATGATGGATACAAATACACAACAAAATGATGCTTTAATTAATGAATACATTCAAAGTTTATCAAAAAAGTTAACTGATAAAACAATGGATGGAGTTTTGTTAGAAGCTAAACTTAAACTTGCTAATAAACAAGTTAAAGAGTTGGAAGAATATATTGTTACTTTAAGACAAAGTTTTGAAGATCAACAAGAGGAAAAAAACTCTAAAAGTGCAGATGATGTTTCAGGATTGGTTGAAACTAACGCATTTTTAGAAAATGAGAACGATATGTTAAAACAAGAATTACAAAAGGCGAAGCAAGCAATTAAAGAATTGAAAAATGCCGAGCCTAAAGAAGTTTTAATAGACGACAAACTTAAAACCTCTAATGATATTTTAGTGAAAGAACTTTCACAGGCTGATAAGAAAATTGACTCCTTGAAAAAACAGTTAGCAGAGTACACTAATAAAGAACAGGAGAATTTAAATGGCGATAACAATCAAGCCGAAGAGATCGGAAACAGCGAGCTCAGTACCTACAACTAGTGATCTAGCAGTAGGTGAGATTGCTATTAATACAGCAGATAAAAAGCTGTATGTAAGAGACTCAAGTGATGCTATCCAAGCGATAGGCGGTGGTGTTGCTGTGAATGATGGTTCTACTAGTGCTGATGTTTCCAATATATCCTTTTTGGATACAACATTTGGAAACTTTACAGTAGATACTACAAGTAGTCCAGGAACAGCTATTGTCAGATGTACACAAACAGCTGACTTAGATTATGGCCTCATTACTGATACAGTCATTGGTTATAACAGCGTAGATTACGGAGGGTTAACCTAATGGCAGCGAGAGTTAAACTTAGACGCGGTACAACTACTCAGCACGCATCATTTACTGGTGCTGAAGCAGAAATTACCGTAAACACAACAAAAAACACCCTTGTTCTTCATGATGGAACAACACAAGGGGGATACGAAATTTTAAGAGCAGACTTAGATAATTTACCAGTTAGCGCGGTAGTGCCAGGTTCCCAAGTTGACGCTCTTGATGGTGGGACATACTAGGAGATAAAATATGCCAACAATATTACAACTTAGAAGGGGAACAACAGCAGAACACTCATCATTTACTGGTGCAGTAGGTGAGATAACTGTTAATACTACTAAAGATACCCTTGTTGTTCATGATGGTTCTACACAAGGTGGATTTGAAATTGCCCTAGCAGATTTATCTAATACCAGCGCTATTACACTTAGCAGTTTAAGTTCAGGCACAGGTATTTCTTATAATAACAGTACTGGTGAAATTTCAGCAGATACTGATACTATGGCAACAAAATCCTATGTAGACACCCAAGTACAAAGTAAAGATGCTTTAAGTGAATTATCTGGTACTACAGATGATGTAACTGAAGGTTCAACTAATCTTTACTACACAGCTGCTAGAGCAAATGCTGATTTCGATACGAAACTAGCCGCTGCTGATACAGATGATGTTTCAGAAGGAAGTACTAATCTTTACTACACAACTGCAAGAGCAAATGCTGATTTCGATACGAAACTAGCAGCTGCTGATACAGATGATGTTTCAGAAGGTTCAACAAACCAATATTACACAGATGCTAGAGTTAAGAGCTTACTTACTGTACTAGACGGCAGTATTGTTCCTTCAGCAGACGTTACCTATGATTTAGGTTCTTCTACAAAACAGTGGAGGGATATTTATGTAGGTCCTGGTTCGTTATATGTTAACGGACAACAGGTTGTATCCGATAACTCAGGTACAATTACAATTTCTGCAGACTCTAACCAAAACGTTGCTGTACAGACTAGCGGATCTGGTGACATTGAACTTGATCCTACAGGTACAGGTACTGTTCAAGTTAAAGGTACACTTCAAATTGAAGATGGGCAAAACATTACAAACAGTGCAGGAAACGATATTACATTTGCTAACAACATTAAAGTTGATCAGATTACAACCAAATCTACTGATACTAACCTAGTATTAAGTGGTAACGGTACAGGTAATGTAACTGTTAATGACGACATCAACATCACAGGTAACCTAACAGTAGGCGGTACAACCACTACAGTTAACTCTGAGACTATTAATTTAGCAGACAACACTATTGTTTTAAACAGTAACTTTACATCTGGTTCACCTACAGAAGATGCTGGAATTAGCATCAGCAGAGGCGGGTCAACTGCCAAAACATTTTTGTGGGACGAAACAAATGATAAGTGGACAATTGGTTCAGAGACATTTGTAGCAGGAACAGTTGAAGCAAACCTAACAGGTAATGTTACTGGTAATGTAACTGGTAACTTGACAGGCACAGCTTCTAATGCTTCAACAGCAGTTACACTTACTGGTTTAACCGCAAGTGTTAGTGAACTTAATCTGCTTGACGGTGTTACTGCTAGTACTGTTGAATTAAATTATGTTGATGGTGTAACAAGCAATATCCAGACACAGTTAAATGGTAAAGCAACTAGCGCTCAAGGTGCACTTGCAGATTCAGCAGTACAGAATCTAGCTGATCTTAGCATCTCAGCAACGGCAGCTGAACTTAATTTGCTTGACGGTGTTACTGCTACTACTGTTGAATTGAATTATGTTGATGGTGTAACAAGCAGCATTCAAACTCAGTTAAATGCTAAGTTAGCAAGTGCTTCTTACACAGCAGCAGATGTGTTGGCCAAACTCAAAACAGTTGATGGTTCTGGGTCTGGTTTAGATTCAGATTTGTTAGACGGTCAAAGTAGTGCGTATTATCGTATAAATATTTACAATAGTGCAGGAACATTACTCAACTAAAACGGATAAATTTTAATGGCTATAACTATTAAAGTTAAAAGAAGTGAGACGAGCTCATCCTCACCAACAGTTAGTGATCTAGCTGTTGGTGAGATTGCCATGAACACGGCTGACAGAATTCTTTATACAAAAGACAGCTCGGGTAATATTATTAAATTATCAAACTATGCTGTGGCTGATCCTAGTCTTGTGTTTCCAACAGGAGACTTAGGAGGTTTGTCAGGAAGTACAGATGCTTTTGGACAATCTTTGGTTGCAAATTTTGATAATCTAAGTACACCAAACGGGCAATTAACTACAGAAGATTTAGGAGCACTTAGCTAGTGGCTTTATCTACAAGACAAGATTTAATTGACTATTGTCTTAGAAGGCTAGGGTTTCCTGTCATCGAGATAAACGTTGATGAAGATCAAATTAACGATAGAATCGATGACGCTTTGCAGTTTTTTCAGGAGTATCATTTTGATGGCGTAGAGAGAACTTATGTTAGACATCAAATTGAAGGCTCAAAGATTAAATTTACATCTTCAGTCGTAGAAAATTTCCAAGTAGGGGAGACTATTATTGGTGCAACATCTGGTGCATTTACTAAAGTTTCTTCTGTTTCGGGACAATATGTTACTGCTGAAAAAATTACAGGCACATTTCAAGCAAGTGAAACAGTAAGCGGTGCCGAGTCTGGCATTGTTGCAACTGTCTCTGCTTCAGATTTTTATACCGAAGGCGATATTGAAAAGGGATACATTCCTATTTCAAACGGCATTACAGGTATTATTAGACTTTTTAATTTTGGAGGAGCAGCTACTGCTAATACCAGGGATGGTAACCTCTTTGATATTATGTATCAATTTAGACAGAACGATTTGTATAATTTGCTAGGAGCAGATATGACATACTACACGATCGTTCAGTCTCATTTAACAACACTAGAACAACTATTAGTTTCATCTCGCCAAATTCGTTGGAATAGAAAGACGAACAGACTTTATATTGATACTGATTGGGATAAAACTTTCAACCCCGGAGATTATGTTGTCGCTGAGGCTTATGCTATTTTAGATCCCGCTAACTACTCAGAGGTATATGATGACATGTTTTTAAAGAAATACGCAACAGCACTTATTAAGCGTCAGTGGGGCGAGAATATGAAAAAGTTCGGAGGCATACAATTACCTGGGGGTGTAACACTAAACGGGGATACGATCTTCCAAGAAGCAATTCAAGAAATTTCAACCATTGAAGATGAAATGCAGAGAAGATACGAATTACCTCCGACATTCATGATAGGGTAAGCCAATGCCCACTAACTTCTATTTCCAACAAGGCGAATCGATAGGGACTACTAATGAACAGCGCCTTATTGAAGATTTAATCATCGAGTCTATAAAAATTTATGGCAATGATGTTTATTACCTTCCCAGAACCGTAGTTAACGAAGATTTACTTTTTGACGAAGATACTTTGTCTGAGTTTACTCAGGCATACCCTATTGAGATGTATCTTGAGAACGTTAATGGTTTTGACGGTGATGGAGATATATTTACAAAATTTGGTATAGAGGTTAGAGACTCTGCAACGTTTGTTCTTCCTAGAAGAAGATGGGAAGAATTAGTATCCACATCTGGCGGTGTTTACAATGTTGACTCAAGGCCCGCTGAAGGAGATTTAATTTATTTTCCTAAAACAAACTCTATATTTGAAATTAAACTAGTTGACTTTGCCAATCCTTTTTATCAAGCAGGCAAACTATACGTTTATAGACTAGAGTGTGAATTGTTCGAATACAGCTCAGAAGAGTTTGAGACAGGTATACAACAGGTAGATGACTTCCAAGATGATAATACTTTAGATCAACTTGAATATGGTCTGTTGACAGAGGATGGAGAATATTTAATTGCAGAAGATTCTGAGCCATTTACTTTAGAAGGTTTCTCGGTTGTTAAAACAAATACAACGACAGATAACTACAATTTTGGTACACTAAATAATATTGAAGACATTTTAGACTTCACAGAAATAAATCCATTTGGTGAGATAGGTAGTAACTCGTAATGTTTAAGAATCAAACATTTTATCATCAGCACGTTAAGAAGGCAATTATTGCCTTTGGTATGATATTTAATAACATTAATGTTGATAGAAGAGACTCTGACGGAAACTTGTCACAGTCCATTCGTGTACCTCTATCTTACTCTACGAAACAAAAGTTTTTAGCTAGAATTGCTGCTATTCCAGACGAACTAGCAAGAGGCGAGGTTGCAATTACTTTGCCTAGAATGGGTTTTGAGATTGATCAATTTGTCTTTGACCCTGCAAGAAAAGTTTCGCCAATACAAAGAAATAGAGCTGTTGGCGAAAATGATAATGTTAATACAGTAAGAAGCACTTTTGTTTCTACACCATACAACATGGGCGTTTCATTATATGTTTTTGCTAAAAACCAAGAGGACGCACTACAAATTGTAGAACAAATTTTACCATATTTTAATCCAGATTTTAATGTTACTGTAAATGAACTTCCTGAGTTAGGTATTAAAAGAGATATTAAAATTACATTAGATGGAATTAATTATGATGATCAATATGAAGGTGACATGTCTGCTAGACAAAGTATTATTTGGACTTTAAATTTTACAATGAGACTAAACTTTTATGGGTATGTTAGCAATGCCGGTGTTATTAAGAAAGCTATTGCAAACCTTTATGGTGATACAGACATATTAACTGATAATACGTTAAGGTCAACTTCATCAATTGCAGATGCTGAAACCGGTTTAGAAGATTTAACTTTAACACCAGCAGACAAATATGATTATATAAAAGAAATCCTAGAGGATTTTGAGGGAGACAATCTTGGATAATCCATTTGAAGAATTAGATAAGAAGTTTAAAACTAGCCCAACAGCGGCTCTAGATAAATCTCTTGTTGAACACAGAAAAGAAAAAAATCTTCCTTCTACACACACAACTGAAGAACAACAACTTGAACAGGACTTTCAAGAAGCGAGAGACATGCTTAAAAGAGCTGGCGCTTACAGTGAAGAAGCTATTCAAGGCATTTTACACATAGCAAAAAACAGCGATCATCCTAGAGCATACGAAGTCGCTGGACAACTTATTAAGACTATGCAAGAAAATGCAAAAGACATGATGGATATTCAAGGACAAAAGAAAAAAGTACAAAAAGACGATAATAAGGTACAACAAAAAGGAGTAACAAATAATAATCTTTTTGTTGGAAGTACAAAAGATTTATTAAGGGCTTTAGGTAAAGAAGAGTCAAAAGTAATTGAAGGTAATTAATTATGCGCACGTGGAAGCAGGTCGAGAGTTATCCTGACTACTGGATTGGGACTACATTCGATGAAGCAGACTATTACATTTTCTATAATCAGATTGCCTCTTTGAAAAAAGATAAATTATCTGTTTTAGAGGTAGGAAGTTATCTTGGAAGAAGTGCTTTAGCTTTTAAAGATATATTTGAAAAGTTAAACATTGATTGGTCCATACACTGTATGGATTCTTGGATTAATCCTTATGATCGTTCGGTTGCTATCGATAGAGACTATAAAGACTTTATTGAAAACACAAAGGACTCTGGTATAACACACGAACAATTACCCTTTCATGTTCCAATGAATTGGAATAATTTTAAAAATACTAAAGATTATAATATAGTTTATATTGATGCATGTCATAGAAAAAAATCTACAATTAGAAATATGGAGTATTGGGTAGAGTGGTGCACAGATTTGATGATTGTAGATGATTTGCAAATGAAAGATGTACAAGAGGCAGTAGACGAATTTTCAGAAAAGTATAGTATGCCTTATACTACAGAAAAACAAAAGGCAGTTTTTAAGGTTAATAGATGAGCAACGAAGAAACTTCTTATCACGGCAATCCTAATCTAAAATCGATTGGGTATGCTCACGAGTTTACTAAGGAGCAGGTTGAAGAATATTTAAAGTGTAAAGAAGATCCTATTTACTTTATTGAAAATTATTGCCAAATTATTACACTAGATAGAGGCTTACAATTATTTAAACTTTATGAGTGTCAAAAGAAAAAAGTAGATCTTATTCTTAACAATCGTAAAGTTATTTTGATGGAAGGCAGACAGCAAGGTAAGACTGTTACTGCCGCTGCATGTATTCTACATTATACTATTTTTAGTAGCGATAAAACAGTAGCTATTATGGGTAACAAGACTGCTTCTGCTAGAGAAGTTTTAGCACGTTATCAAACTATGTATGAGAACTTACCTATCTGGATGCAACAGGGCGTTAAAACTTGGAACAAAGGTGACGTAGAGTTAGAAAATAATTGTCGTATTTTTACAGCAGCCACAACAACCTCAGGTATTCGAGGTAAGTCAGTAAACTGGCTATACATTGACGAGGCTGCAATTATTCCAAACAATGTTGCTGATGAGTTCTTTGCTTCTGTATATCCTACTATTTCTGCTGGTGAGACAACAAAAATTCTTCTCACCTCCACCCCACTAGGTTATAATCATTTTTGGAAGTTTTGGAACGAATCTGAGAAAGGGACTAATGGCTTCATAAATCATTTTATTCATTACAGTGAAATACCTGGTAGAGATGAGAAGTGGGCTGAGGAGCAACTAAAACTTTTAGGCGAACTAAAGTATAATCAGGAAGTTTTATGTGAGTTTTTAGGTTCATCTAATACTCTTATTAACGCTAGAACTATTGGAGCATTAAGTTCTAAAGAGCCGGTATTTGAAAACGATTCCTTAAAAGTATACGAAAAACCTGAGATCAATAAATACTATGTAATTACGGTAGATACTGCAAGAGGTATTGGTGGTGACTATTCAGCATGCGTTGTTTTTGACATTACTGAAATGCCATATAAAGTAGTAGCAACATATAGAGATAATAAAATTGCGCCAATGTTATATCCTAACGTTGTAGCAAAGTTAGGTGAGGATTATAATAATGCCTATGTCTTAATTGAAACTAATGACATTGGGCAACAAGTCGTTGACATTTTACATGAGGAGATAGAATACGACAATATTTTTAGTACTGTCACTGAAAAAAATAGACAGTATGTATCACCAGGGTTTGGTAAAGTTACTAGACGTGGTGTAAGTACTTCTAAGCAAGTTAAAAGACAGGGGTGTTTTAGTTTTAAAAGTTTAATGGAGGAACAGAAGTTACTCTGTTTTGACGCAGAAACTATACATGAGATATCTACGTTTGTAGAAAAAGGTAATACTTATCAAGCGGACGAAGGGTATCATGATGACTTAGTTATGTGTATGGTGTTGTTTGGATGGTTGTCAACTAATACTTTTTTTAAAGAGTTAACAGACATCAATACCAGAGACGGTTTGTATAACAAACAAATGGCACATATAAAAGAAAATTTAACTCCTTTTTATGTTCGAAAGGGAACAGACGAACCAGAAGGAGAGGTTATCGATGGCGATTATTGGATATTAGATGATGACTTTCAAAAGAAAGTTAAAGAACTAGGACTTAAATTTTAATT